TCAAGCCTCGCTTAGATTTAGTTCATGGATCAAGTTGTCCCACGCTTCATACACATTTTCTGCCTCGATGTATTTGTAATCTTTTAATCCATCGAGTGGTCTGAATTGATATGCTCCAGCATACAAGCCTGTTTGATACCAGTCATCTCTAGGGTCATAGACACCCTCTAACTTAATCAAGCGGCTTACTTCCTGATGGATAGCCGAATGATACTCCTTCTCCAGTTGTTTCATTCTACGATTCAATTCCTGATATTCATCTGTGGAGATACGGGATTTCCCTGTCTCATTGAAGTATTTTTGGTCATGCTCTAGTTGTTGATTCAGCTCGTCCAATTGCTTTCGGTTCTCAATCAACTCTTCTTGAACAGATACGACTTGAAATGCTTCAGAAAAAATATTTTTGTTTGCCGATTCAACCTTTGGTAGCACTTGCTCCTCCTTGTCAATCAGTTCGGAAAACTTTTCATAGGCACTATGGCCAAGATTTTTTACTAAGTGATAGATAATCTCTTCTTTATTTACATCGTCTAATTCCATGAATCTTTCTACTTCTTCCCTAACATCAAGGTCAAAAAGACAACGGCCACAGTAGATATAGTCGCGAGGCCAAGGGTGAGGGACAAATGCGCATCCGCAATCTTGGCACTCATGGTAACCTTCTTCTGCTAGTTTTGGATCATATGAAGTGTTTAGGATTTTGGGATTGGTATATCTCATATGTGTGTCCCCCTTGATCTCGATAGGTTCTGTTGCATGATTATCATGATTATCGCAATGATGAAGCAATGGATAGGGACATCTGCCCTCTTGCAAGGTAGACCCACATTCTGAACATTCCTCAATACCTTCTTGATTCCCACAATGTAAGCAGGTTATCTTTGAGGGGTCATCAGAATCCCCAACTTTGAGGAATACATGGTAGCAGGTTGAACATGTCCACGTTTCCTTCAACAACAGCGGATTAATTTGCTGAGTCATTAATTAACCTCCCTATCGAATGTATGAAATAGATGATATCTTACATACGACTACAACGCGGGCATAATTTACGCCCGTCTTCCATGACCATATACAACTCCGTAAGTTTCGTGCATTTATCACACGGTTCTCCTTGCTCCTGAATCATCTCTGGCAAAACGCCTGTGCTTTCGTAATCCGAATTCAACAACATATTTAGGGTAGAAATTGCCCTGTCGATATCATGCTCGTTGATAATCCCACGATTATCAACAAAGATAGCCCATGAACCTTCAGGATAGCCGTATAAAACATCAATCACTTTATTTTCATAACACAATCGACGGGGATTTCCTCTTTTAGCTGAATTCAAAACATCGATTATGTATGCTTTGTTTACAACTACTTCTTTCATTTTTTATCCCCTTTAAGTCAAAATTCATTAATCCAAATATCGTAACAGTTAGAGCATGCGCGAAGTTCGTTGTTATATTCTGTTCTTATACCGCAGTATGAGCAAGGTATGATCTCAGGCGGTCTTTCTTTTACCTTTTTCATTGTCTTGTAGCAATATTTGCATATGTGAGGGTCAGATTCGAAAGTAAAGGTGTTTGTTGACTTATGTATTTCACAAGTCGGACAGTACCAATCAGTGAATGTATGTGACATTTGAGTCCCCTCCCCTTTTAAGCATCGTGCGCACACACAGCCCATTCACCACAGGTTGCACAATGGTACACGTTCAATCCTCCGTCTCTATGGAGGTTATGTTTTTTAAGAAGCTCGCAAAGATTATACAACCAGTGATCCTTCTCAATTTCCTCATCATTGTTATCCGTGAAAATGTTATCCTCTGTCCACCAAGCTACAAGGGGATGTGTCCCACTATTCATTTCTCCACGACCGCACTTACAACCGAAGTTAGAGTGGTTATACTGTCGGTCGAACCACCCCTCATCTACGTTATCTGCCACCCACTGAATTATTTCCTTTTCGTTTATGTCGTGTTTGATGTTCTTTGTTAATTCCATTTCAATATCTCCTTTGAATGTACGAAAATGATAGGAAACTTACATATGTCAATGTAAGAATATTGTATCACACATTTCTCAAAATGTCTCAATTAACCCTAGTCTATTGATACATTTTTTCACTCCTGATATAATCAGCATTGGGACAGTCTCAAATACATGTCTCAAAATAGAGGTGAGATTATGGCCGTTTTTGGCTATGCACGGGTATCAACTGACCACCAAGATATTAAGCTTCAAATTGATGAACTAAATAAATATGGGGTCGATATCATCTACCAAGAAATTGTAAGTGGAAAAAATCTCGATGACCGACATGAGTTACAAAAGTTGATTCACATTACACAATCAGGCGACAAAATTGTTTTTACCAAATTGGATCGGTTCGCCCGCTCCACTATCGATGCTTTGACTGTCGCACAAGAGCTGAAGAAAAAAGGCGTAAGCATGGTCATCTTAAATTTTGCAGGTGCGCAGATTGATGTATCTACTCCCACAGGAAAACTATTTCTTACACAACTAGCATCATTCGCCGAATTCGAACGGGAATTAATGCTGGAGCGACAAAAGGCGGGTATTGCACAAGCCAAAGCAGACGGAAAGTACAAAGGACGGGTGAAAAAATACCATGAGCATCATAAGGGTATGAATTACGCTGTTGAGCTGGCAAACGAACGAGATCAAAACAAAATGACCATAGATGCGATATGCGAAATCACACAAGTTAGTAGGGCCGCATTGTATCGTGAACTAAAGAAGCAGCGGAAACATCCTAAATAGTGAGCCTACAGTAGTTCCGATAGGACCGCAAGAAAGCGGGCTATCATTTAAAATGACAGCCCGCTTTAACTTAGGAACACCTATAGGTTGCTTATTAGTTTCGCCCAATACCTGTAAACGTATACTACTAGATATTACGAACGGGAAATTGAACGCTTTCCACGACATCAAAAGCTAAACTAAGCCAACAAGTAGATTCGCAATCCCATCCATAAAGACCCGTCTTGGTGTAACGCGTTGCATATTCTCCGTTGGCTGTAAGATGGATTCCATCTATACCATTCTTCCGCATGGATTCGAAATCGAGAGTTCCTAGAAAAAAAGAATCCGCAGAATAAATGATAGAGTATTTAGAGTGAAGTTTCTCCAAATCTTTAAAGCTATCGATTTGTATGATGTTCGCATTCGGTCGAGCTTGGATGATATATCCACTCCATACTCCATCCTCCGGAATACCAAAATCCTCTAATTGACACCATTCAACCCATGCACTACTTCCATCTATCCAAGATGAAGACCATAGAGCATTTTTAGGTTTATAGCGATATGTATTACGAATATCCAATGAATCAGGAAGTTCGGCAAGACCTACAATTAATTGTTGATTATACATAAAATCATCTCTCTTTTACCTCTAACCCTCCTATACTCATGTTCTATAGTTCGTTACATAAAGTTACTTATCCTTTACATAATCAATCTCCTAAAAACTAAAGTCATCTTGCAGTATATGGTGATTCAGGTCCACACCCACTACCATCGACCGAACATGCGCGTTAATCAAGCTCGCTATAGGGTCAATGCGGTTTGACGACTTGTTCTTATCTAACATTATGTTTTCGTTCTGATCTTGCCGAATAACAGCATTTCCAATCGCCCAACCCAAAACAGGATTGCGGTCATGAATAATCCTCTTAGAGAGGACAAGTTCACGAAAATTTTTAGTTGGCTCGGATAAAGTCTTCATTCCTTGCCGTATCTCTACCATTATGTAGCCTTCGGTCTCCAGCTGCTGCGCAAATTGTGTAGCGTTAAATGGGTCGTAACAACATTCTTTTACGATCCATCCGTTATTTAAAACCTTGTTCTCAAGGTAGCTTTCAATAAAACGATAGTCAACAACCGATCCCGGTGTAGTAGTAATCCAACCTTGGGAAACCCATAAATCATACGGAACCTTATCCGTCTTCACCCGCTCCTGTAGAGCATCTTCGGGCATGAATGAGTGACTGATTACAACATAGTTCCCATCATAGGGGAAAACAAAAGAGATAGAGGTTAAATCAATTTTCGTCGACAAGTCGACACCGACAAAACACTCGTACCCGTACAGATCGGGAAGTTGATCGACTCCACACTCCATCCATCGATCCATCGGCATGTATCCATTTTCCTTCATGTCGACCCATCGGTTCATATTCTTCGTTAGGAAATTCCGCATCTTTTCTGGAACATCCAACGCGGATCGCAATTCACTACGAAGAAAGTTCATTCCTTCATCGTAAGTAGCAACGATGGGATTTGCCTTGATCCAAACTGATTCATCTTTTATATCATCATCTCGATCCAATTCGCACACCATTATAAAGTACTCTTCATTCTCAACAGGGGAATTGGAATCTAAAATGTTCGATACATATTGATATTCCTTAAAGCAAGGTGCATTCAAATTAAATCCTGCTGTTGTAATGATCACAATAAGCGGCGAGGGACGGGCCACCATACCCGATACCAAAACATCATATATTTCTGATGTTTCATGTACATGGAACTCATCAATAACGGCTATACTTGGATTTTTTCCATCACCAGTTTTTCTCGCTTCTTTTGACAACGGTTGAATAACTGAACCGCTTTTTAAATGAGTGATACGGCCGTATGAATCCTTATACTTATCATTAATTAACTCACAAGATTTAATTTGACCCAATATTTCTCCATACACAATACCCGATTGTTCCCGCCCCCATCCAGCTATATAGCATTCCTCTTGTTGATTTGACAAGAAAGTTAGATAGGATGATATGAGCGCAAGCAACTGTGACTTAGCGTTCTTTCTGGCCAACTGTATATAAACCTTCCGGAACCTACGCAACCCATCATCTTTACGCTTCCAACAAAATATATTAGCAGACACGAACAATTGAAAATCCGTTAATTCAATCCGTTTCCCTGCAAGTACACCTTTTGTATGTTTGAACATGCATGACCACTTGTAGAATTTATACATCTCTTCCGCATCAAATTCATAGGGGTAATCATCGTGGGGAATCCCCTCTATATTCTTTAAAAAACGGCTACACGCTGCTATATGTTTTTTACTTGCAATAGTCTTTCCTTCTACTATATCAAGACTATAATTGTATATTCTTGCAAATAAAGACTCTATCACAGTGCATCACCAAACAGTTTTTCTTCTTCGGTCTTCTCTATCTTTTCTTCTTTGGGCGGAACAACTAATTTACATCTAGATGAAATAGTAAGCCCTAAATCGGCAGCCGCAACCCGACACTGCTTAAAAAGACGATCCTGATTTATGAGTAATTTGGAGTATGTCTTATTAACTTCGATTTCTGTAATTTCTTCAATAACATTGCCTTGATCATCTTTTTTCTCTTTAACCTTGGTAATAGTCAAATCAGTTTGTAGAAGCTGGTCGCTTATCCTTATATACATTTCACGCGATAGTAAGTATCGTGCCAACGCATCTATATCTAGATTGGACATTATTCCTACTTCGATTAGTTGCTTAGAAATTTTAGTGAACTCTTTTTTTAGATGAGTTGGTAAATACGAAGGAGCTTTGACCTTATCAGACGGGGCCTTTACTTCTCGCTTTTTCCGTTCCTTAACTTCCTCTTTAGTTACATTTTTTCTTCCTTTGTATACGATTAAATCTATTGGTTGTGGTGGTCTAGCCATATTTTATACCTTCCTTATCCAAAATAATAAAAGGGAAAATAAGTAAAGAAAAGGATTTGTTCCCTTAAAAAAAGTTTTCATTTAGGGAATTTTGTGCGTATGAAACCCCAGTCTGGTCTACGGACAGAGAAAAAAAGTTTCAGCTGCGGGGGGGCTTTAAAATATTTCCGTATCCACCATCTTCGCGGTTTGTTTTCGCTTGGTGACAGCTTGCGCACATGCTCTGCCAGTTGTTCGGTTCCCAAAACAAAGAATGATTACCCTTGTGTGCCTTAATATGGTCTACTACTGTTGCCGATCTACCACAGACTACACACACAGGGAACATAGATAAATGATACTCTCGCGCCTTCCTCCACCGCCTATTATATCCTCTCTTGCCTGCGGTCTCTCGCTCTCTATCACTACGCGTTAGCTCTGTCATATGATGCTCACAGTAGCGGTCACGGGTCAACTCATTACAATACGGCTTATTACATGGGCGAAGTGGTTTTAATGCCATAGAATACCCACCTATCAAATAATATGATATACTGTTTAAGTTCTATCCTTTATGTGGATATAACTGGTACAAGAAGAAGCCTGCAGGAATGATTCCTGCAGGCTTCTTCGATTGCTTATAACTCTTCTGTATGGTACAAATCAATCTTCTTCACTCTCATCCCACGATTTACAAAACAATTACTAAACCGTCGTTGTGCTTCTTCAAATCCCTCATGCGTATTCCATCCCGTACCACCGAACACCTTCCTTTTTGTCATTGCTTCATAGTACATATACATACCATCCTTTGTAACATCCAGATAGAACTTTCGAGAGGGTTCACCATAGAAAGATACATTGTAACAATACCGTACTATAGGTTTATCCATCATAGGGATTCACCTCGTTTGGAGAAAGATAGTTGTTTCTCGATCTCTTCAAACTCTTTGCCTTGTTCCTCAATGATGGGTTCAAGTTCAAGCATCTTCATTTTAGCGTTTGCTTTTGTGTCAAGATTGCTTCCAAATACAATAAGACCCTTACACCAGTTGTAAATAGTGATCTTACTATCAAGACTTTTTTCTAACTCATTGTATCGCTTTTGTAGCTCTTCACGTTCTGTCATATTAACCACTCCTAAAATGTGTAATGTAACTGGGTACATTTTTATTATATACATTTAAAATAAATTAGTCAATATATATTATATATAATAAAAGAAGTAGAATATAAAAGAACAGGATGCATCTCGCCTACAAGATGCATCCTGTTCTTTTATATTCTGTTGTCCAACAACTCTATTTCAAAACCTTCATCCTCTGCATACATCTCTATATAACGCGCGTCCTCGAAGGTATACTCATCTAGAAATTCCCATGTAGAGATATAATCGTAATATCTCACAAGTATATGCCATAGATCACAGGTGCGAATTTTAACATCATTGTTATACGAGGATAGAATGACAAAGTTTTCACTAGCCTTCATTATTCTTCCCCCATTTCTTGAGCGCAAGACAAATTCATTTCACTTAAAGTTACATCCACATAACACTCAACAGCTCCACCTAAATCATTGTCACATATTTCTGTGTGTAAAAAATCCTCCATCATTTCAATACATGTAGAAAGTTGATCTCGTGTCATTTTCAAATCCTTCGACTTCAACCATGAGAGAATATCATCTGAAAAACATTCCGGCTCAACCTCAACTATTTTCGTAAATGTCATCTTTTTTGTACCTTTTAGAATATCGACTATCTCTTGATCGCTCAACATAGAAAACCTCTCCTTTATGATGTGATGTAACTGGTTACATATTTATTGTATATAATTAAAGTAAATTTATCAAGTATAAATAAAAAAACACAAATAAACTATTGACTAATTTATTTTAACTATACATAATAACGAATGTACACCAGTTACATCACATCATAAGGAGACGATCACATATGACAAACTACTTTTACTTTTCAACACCTGTTTCATCTTTAATGGAATTACGCAAGCAATACCGCATGTTAGCGATGAAGAATCATCCAGACAAAGGCGGGTCAGAAGAAGCGATGGCAACCGTCAACAATGAGTATGAAGAACTGAAAAAAAATCTAGGAAGACATGAAGCAGACCAGCCGAAGGAATCCCAGTACCAACGTTCGGAAGAAGAAGAGCAGGAAATCGATGAAAAGCTACGGGCTATTATCATGGACTTAATACATCTTCCTATTGAAATCGAGATCATCGGCGAATGGATTTGGATTGATGACGAACTAGCCAAACCGTTTACAGATGAGTTAATCAGGCTAGGGTTCCGTCTCAGCAAGAAACAAGGGCGGTGGTATTGGTCCCCTACTCCTTACAAAAAACGCCGCGGCTCTTTATCTATGGAAAAAAAGCGCAAAAAATTTGGCTCCACTACTGTTAAAGGTAGAGAGCCAAAGACGTTAAATTAAAGACAGGTTTTAATTAGCGGGGTAGTTGCGACCTACTCCGTTACCATATCCATTATACAATATATAAAGGGTCTAGCAATTTCAATGCTAGACCCTTTTTTGTTTACAGTAATCCCTACTAACATTATAACACGGATTTAGGAACAGGATTGTATCCTAATTGTCATCTTCTTGTTTAGCCGACTATTAATATTTCTTATGTAAGCATAGCTATAGCCTAGATTTTCGGCTATTTGTTTCAAAGTCATTCCTTTAACTTCTCGATAATAGAGAATCTTACCCTCAATTCCTTGATAAGTAGACATCAATTTCTCTATGTCTTCTTTTAACTTGTATTGGAGGGCTAACAAATCGGTATAAGTATTAATTCGCTTGCCAATCCTTCGCATATTCTCCACGCACTCATTCAATGGAATATGTGGAGGGTGCTTAGAGGGGTTTAATTGTCCTTGCCACCATTTGTAATCTAGCTCTAATCTTTCTAGCGTTGTTTCTAGTATCTCAATTTCGACTTTCGTATCATAGTATGGTTTCATTATTTATCACCATAATAATATTACCCTGATATAAAGATATATATAACTTTCAATTTTTTACAGTAGTTTTTACAGTAGAATATAAAAAAGCTAGACTCCATAAGAATCCAGCTTAGAAAGTAACACTATTGCTTTTTTGCTTCTGTCTGCTTTGCAACTGCCGACTTAACTTCCCAAATCTTACGGTCAATCTTGCGGTCCAGTTCCTGCGCCTTGTCATAGTGGCTATCAACTAGAGACAATAATTTATCTTCAATTCCATCCACTTTTAATTCCACGTTGTTTAACCGCTCATCGACTTTTACGAACTGTTTCATGTTTTCCTCTTTCATACTGGATACCATAGATATTAATTGAGTGACCATATCACCAATCTGATTTAAGTCGTACTCCTTGTCCTTCTTTTGATTAGACATCTCAGACCATTCCTCCGTTCGTTCCACATAGTAATCTGATTATATCAGTTCATTTGCCATCTAGCGGCGACTTTTAAGCAGGCCCTACAAGTAATTTTCGGAACATAGGTAATCCCGTCATCATCCGTCCTCGTTTCCTCCTTGCTACCACTCCAATTCCTACCGTTTGAACCCTTAGAAGTAGTACAAAGAAAGTCACCTTTTAATCGTTTAAATCTCCCTTCGTTGATATCTTCTAAAAGAAGAATGTGCTCAACGGTGGAACTCTTTCGACCATCTCCCCAAGAATTAGCACTTAGGCCGCTTAAAACATCCTTTATACCAGATGTCCATAAAACAGGTATTTTGAGACTGGCGTTAAATTCTTCGGCTTCTGTTCTCACCTTGCGTGACCGCTCCGCCCTCCTTATCTTCGCTTGCTTTTCCTCTTCTTCTGTTGCCTTTTTGCGCCTTGCTTCTTGTTCCAGACGGTCCGTATACTCTTGTTCTGTCTCATAATAAAAGAACCTTCGGACATGGATATATACCTCTGTACCTAGCGGGATATCCGGCTCACCATCTGTTATATACAGGTAAACTAAGTTGTTACAAATGTAAGTGGTGATAATCCCTCTTTTACTATAAACACCTTTTAGATTAGAGGGAAACGTCCACAATGGATGGATGTCACCTATTCGTAATCTATGAATTGTAATCAACCTCCTTTGATAAACCATCGTTTAATGCTTTGATTGCGGCCCGTTTCTGTTGTATCTTCGAATCAATCTGGTTGATATGATCATACACCATTGCCCCATCAATCACGCGGCCAATGATACAGTTTTCAATAACTCCATTAAATGTAAAACTACTTTGTTCAGTATCGAAACCACTTTTCAAACCTTCCAATCGCTGAATCTCGGACTCTAATTCTTTGACTACTCTTTTAATTCCGCTCACCATCTGTCATGCCTCCTATATCATTAAGGATTACCCCTAATGCTAATAGGAGTAATCCTTTTGTTAGATACTAAATGAATTCGGAAACAAATAATCAATCGCAATAACTGTGTCTGTACCTTCTTCATGAACCACTCTTTCACAAGCTGGATGATTCATCATTTCATCTGTAAAGGGGGGTGAAATCTGACTCATTGTAATCTCTCCCTCTGGAATAGTATAATGATGGTAATAGAATTTTTCTTTTATTTAGGAGGGTGGCTAGACCCTCCTAAATCGACTAATGACTACTTACTTTTGCGCTGTTGCTCTTTTGCGATTTCTTTTTGACGATCAAGATACGCTTGTTGCTCTTGAGTGGACTTTTTGTCCCACTCTTTTTTATTCTGTAAAGGCTTGTGATCTTTGCTCATTTGTTCTCACCTCCTTATATTCTTATTATATATATTTTAAATAAATTAGTCAACATATAAACAATGTTTTTTATTTTTAATAAAATAAGAGGATGCGCTATACTAGGCATCCTCTTTCGTCTATTTGTAGTAGATTCTCAGCTTCCAACTGGATAAATAACTGTTGTAGCTCTAACCATGACACCATATCGGGACGCCTTTCTAATTGATTGGATACCCAACCACAGTGGCCAAACCAACCGCATAACTGGACTTCCGTTCGCTCTTTATCAAAGTCTTCATAGTACGAATCATAAATAAGTTCTTTCAGATCGGTATATGCATCTTCTAACAATCTTCGTTTTTCTGCTGTTGGCAATTGATATGCTGCTCTCGTTCTTTTTCCTATTCTTTTCCATTTGTGGAGAATCATTTTTTTGGTGAAAGATTGCTTGTACTGCTGGATCGACTCCGTAACCTCTGGATCGAAGACTACTAAATCATTTTCTGCTTGCTCCATTTCGAACTCTCCTTATAGGGGGATGGCTGTTTACAATTACACTACTACATTATTCCTAATAATCCTCCCTATATAATAAATAGAAGAAGGAAGGGGGACATCCCTTCCTTAACCATTTCAAACCACTACTTTTATACCCCATTCTTCTAAAGTATTGTGTATAGAACTTGTATCCTCGTCATCAATTTGTATATAACCGTCATAACTTACACTGTCATCGTCGTATTCTGCTATCTTTTGTTTGTAATACGTTTCAAGCTCTTCATTTCCTCTTGCATGGATGAGTAGTGACATATATTTGCCCTTCACGGTAGTGCCTAGTTCATAGTGAATACGACCTATGACACGTCCATCTATTGTTTTATGTAGATGGATTGAAGCTACTGCGTTGTTGTATGCTCTCTCATCATTCGCTACTGTTACAAACGCTTCTTCCAATTCATCCGAATAACCCCAATTCTTGAGAGTATTAATTACTTGGTCAAAGCTAGGCTCATATTGATTCACTTCGGCGACTGTCATTTGTTTAATTTCCATATGTTTATCCCTCCAGTTGAATAGCGCATTGTCAACGCCCACATAACAACTTTCGTATTCTCTTCATCCATACTCCACATGATATCAGTAATTAAATTATTTTCATCACGAAAACTGTGATACCTACTTTTGAATAACTGAAAGCCTAATTCAATCAAAGCCATTTCAGAAGTCGACCACTTAGATGGGATGCTTTTTTCAATTTCTCTACTTCGATTCCCTTTTTGTCGAAAAAGGATTTTATTTCCGTCTTCTCTGTCGCCGAAAACGCATACGCACATGATAGGCACTCTCTATCCATTTGTTGCCAATCCTCAAAGCCGCCTACAATGGTGTGAAATAATCTTTCGTGGCGAGCATTTTTAAAATACATATCAGGTCCTTCTCCTTTGTATGGTGTACTCTGGTACATTTTTTATTTTATATATTTAAACTTAATTTGTCAATTATATAATCATTAATTTATTTATTGTTGATTAATTGACTTAAATTACATATAATAAACTCAATCAACGACCTTTAAGGAGAAATGATACATGTCACGAAAACAGGCCCTTATGGAAATCGAAAAGCGTATATCCTCTTTTGACGGAACCAAAAATAAAACGGATGAACTAGAATTTCTGCAATCCCTCCGCCAATTATTAGGCCCTAAGAAGCTTGATAGATTTACGCCAAACTTTGATTTATTATCATCAGAGAACGAAATGCACGTTAAGTTAACAAACCGATTGAAACAAATTTTGTTACAAATAGAGATAGACGGGACCAGAATTCCACGAAAAAATCTTGCCGATGCGGGGGGTCTTTCCCGTCCATTAGTAAGTCAATACTTGGGAAATGGTGTTGTTCCGTCACTAGAGGCCGCTTATTATCTAAAAGAGGTTTTTAATTGCGATATTGAGGATTTATTTGAGGAAAAAATCACTTTTGTTCCTATCAAGCCAAGGGATAAAAAAACTAGTTTTCACTCAAAAGACCTTTCTCATCAAGTATTGATCGAAGAACTCCAGCAATGGGCCAAAGACAACAATACAGAATCACCAATGATAAAAGACGTTCCGGAACCTCTTTCACGAAAGGGAATATATCACTTTGGCTCTTGGACTGATTTTGTACTCGCAGCAGGTTTGAAACCAAAACGAAATCGTAAATCGCAATCAAAATGATGATATACTTAGGGTTAGAGAAAATCCTTATCATCGGCTTTCCTCTAACCTGCAAAGAAAAAACCCGCTATCTCATTACGAGAAGCGGGTTTTTCGTCCTGTTTAAATGCTCTTTTCATACACATGTTTCTTTTTAAGAATAACATATTATCCTTCTAAATCACTTAACAAATCGTAAGAACTCTCATTTTTAGGTCTATATCCTGTAACATCTGATATCATAGCGGAATCCTCTCTTTTAGGGGTATTCCCTATGAAACCTAGTTGTACTGGTTCATCTCTCAAGCAAGCCATAGCCATATTTTTAATAATGGATTTTACCTCCGGTATGTTGAAAATACGCTGCTCTTCTGCTGTCAGGGGACGATCTAACGGAATCCGCATCTCATTCTCCCTTACTTTTTGGCGTATTGTCTCTAGAACAAGTCTCGACACATACGGATTCCCTTCGATTTTTCGGGACGCATTCAAATACGCCAATTCGTCGTCTCCAATATCTTTGGGAACCCGGAATGTAACCGGGTCCCCTCTTTTTAAATCCTCAATTTCTTTCTTCTTTCGAACCATTCCCCTACACTCCTACACTCTTACTTTGTTTGATTCGGGCGCACTTGTAATAACTTCTTGCGTTAATCCATATTGAGTCCTCACCTTTAAGAAACTCCATTCCTAATGGGTGTGGATTGCTTTGGTTGATTTTCTCCAAGCATTCTTTCAACAAAATCGATCCACCACCGATAAAAATAGTTGTTTGTAAATCCGTTACCTTCTTCCAACTAGCGTCAACAATCTCATAGTATATACGACTTGCTAAGCCTTCCATTTCGTCTTTGACATATTCCATAACAGGGGTAGCCACTCCCCGAATCATAACCTTATTAGGATGTTCTTTCCCGTATATCTCATTTATTAATTGTTGTCGGGTTTGGATTTGCACTTCGTCGCGCTTGAAAATTTCCTCAATCAACCGATCCATAATAACAGAAGCTCCGAAACTCTTCCCAACCGAATTCAAACTATCTACTCTGCCTTTTTTCAAAATTGCTCCCTCGGTGGTCCCCCCTCCAATATCAACAAGTAAAACATGTTGTTTCTGCATATTTGGATAGAGAGCATTTACATTGTCATCATCCGGCTCAGATAAATCCATAGCTCCCGTCGGACCTTCTGTGTATATTGCTACATCGTCTAACCGAATTTTAACGCGTTTCCCGGCGTACTTGTTCACTTGGAGAAACTGAATCTCATGTACGTGATCCGTCAGACGCTTTCGAAACTCACTTTTTTTATCAACTTCATTCAGGGGTAAACCTGTCGCGAGCATATAGCCCGATGCATCAATATATCCATGTTCATTAACTTCCAGCGTTTCGGCAGCATCAATAGCAATGGAAAGGAGAGCATGAATCAAGATTTGATCGTTATTATATTTTTTTCGTTGAACTCCGATCTCATTTTTGAGATGAACAGAGCCTGTTGCAAGATTCCCCGACACATAGACCCTATTCCCCTCGCCTAATGCTGGGCTACATACTCGATAATGTAACGTATCTAGTGGATCGCTACCTTCATCGCCTGCTATAATTCGATGTTCGGCCGCTGCTGCTATGATATTTGAAAAAGAGTAACGATTTTTCAGTCCACCTGCAACCACTTTCACGAAGTTGTTTCCATTGTCCACGCCAATTATACGTTTTTCCATTTTTATACTAACCCCTTTTGTATGTTTTATAGAAATCGCTTGAAAGGGGATTACAAATCGCCTTATGTAATCCTCAACAACCGAATTTCCCTAACCTGCAACCCCATTGTAATCGCACGATTACATAAAGTCAAACAGAATTTTTTGTTATTTCCGAAACCCCTTTATTACCAACTGTAATCATGAGATTACAAATTTATAAACGAATTTCATAAATTAAATTCATAAATGGCTAGACACGTTGGTATATATATGTTATCGTACGATTACATAACAACAAGAAGAAATCACAGAAAAAAAGGCGATCCATTACACACAGGATCGCCTTTGAACCGGGTTTCAAGACTTAAAATTTTCAAGACTACAACTATTCCACAGTATTCCAATTCTAGCAATCTACTTAATATCTTGTAGACGAGAGTTGTAGAATAAGCTATAATTTTGTCAAAGAAACGCAAAAAAGCGATCTTTCTGGTTGGCTCCCTAAAAGATCACTTTCTTACTCAGAAGACTGTAAGACTTTGGCGGTCCTTTCAGTCATATATTTAAATTGTATACCCTTATTCTAATCATATACATACATCATGTCAATAAAAAGGGTAGAAATTGAAGATGAGTAGAAAGTGGTAACAGGTAGCCTTCCAATAAAAAATCATTGGAGGGTTTTCTTATGAGCAAAAACGAAACATGGATCAACGCAAGACGAAGAAATCACACTACATTGGATGACTCATTCATACAGGACGCACGGATTACATTGCAAGCAAAGGGGCTTCTAACTGTCATCATATCCGAAGAAAAGTATTACGACTCTGAGAAAGCCAAAAAGATAGAGCTACTAAAGCTAACGGAAAAGTCGGCAAATGGAAGAGATGCTCATTTTAATGTCGCAAATGAATTAGAGCGTTATGGTTACATCCGTCGTGTCAGGACAATCGATGAAAACAATAAGTTTAGCAAGATTTACTACATATTCAGCGATAACACCGAAGAAGTAAAAATGGAATTGGAATCTCTCGAAAACGCTCTGAAAGAAGAGGGAACCAAGTATTTTGTCATGACTGATGGGAAAGGAAAAAGAAAGAAGGTTCCACATCCTGAAAACCCGGATACGGAAAGTCAGGATAAAGAAAAAAATGAGAAAAAGGCCCCACATCCTGAAAATCCGGATACGGGAAACCCGGATACGGAAAGTCAGGATGATAGTACTTTAGTACTTAATACAAAAGCTTTTGTACTTAATACTTATGTATGTATGTATGTATGTGATGTGATCGAAAAGTTTAAATATTTCTTTCCAAACAAAGGGAGCAAATATACAGAAATAACAATCTCGGACTTATGCCAATCTATGTCTATTCCTCTAGTAGAAGCTGCTGTAGAAAGAGCTGTTTTTGGCGAAGCTTCACATCCTGTAGCATACGTAAAAAACGTACTTAAAAGATGGAAAGCCGCAGAAGTTCAGACAATTGAAGATGTAGACCAATATGAAAAACAGTTTTATGAAAAGAGAAAACACCTTACTTCTGATAATGGCAAAGTTGATTTAGGAACTGTAAAACAGGGGAAAAAGAGAAGTACAACTACCGCTGACCAAAAACTCCCTAAATCAGTTGCTCAACAATTAGAAAGGGAAAAAAATGGTGAAAGTTACACCCCAGCTAGCCCGGAACAGCGAGCAATATGGGCAGAACAACTAAACAAAAAAATGAAACAGATGAATGATGCCCTAGTGTCTAAAAGCAATGAATTTGCTGGATAATAAGTATTTTGTTGTACAAAAGGGTTTGTATAGCAAACTAGATATTTTAATTTGGTTGGTAGGAATGAGGAATATCGTACACCATGACTCACAATTTTAAGAATATACAAGCCGGGTCCCCGCTCTCCATCAAAGGACGAGAAGGAACCATTGTAATAGATTTTATGATGATTGGCTTTGTTCCGGGCTGGCAGATCCGCTATCTCGGAACAATAGCCTTTGCCAAAAAAGAAGAAGAGATCATCCGATTTCTAGATGAACACGAGCTACGTCCCCCTATTCGGGACGAACCCATAGTCATAGAAAGTCTATTCTAGCTTTTTACAAAAAGGAGGATATAACATGATCGATCCAATAACGATGATAAAACATAAGGGTATCATCCATGAAGCATATAGCGAATTTATCAAACTGATTCAAACAAAAGACCTTGATAGAAACCAGATGAACAAGGAAAAGATAGAAAAGGCAATAAAAAAAGCAAAGAACCGCTTCCTCACCAACGAGCAAAACGCAATCGTCGAAGGATTTTTTGATACATACGTTGGTACTTGTCTTTCAATGGGACGGGAGTTTGGGGACCAAATGGTACAAGCTCTATTTGATCCGTCAGAAGCTTCTGCTCCCGATCAATTAGTCGAAGAAGAGGAAGAAATTGTCGTACCAGAAGAGTACATCCAATGCCTAAAAGCTGTATTTGATGAAAACCAATATAACTTTCCCCCTCTCGTTCTAGTAGCAGAAATGCAGAACGATCCTATCTTACTTGGGAAGATTATGTCCATCATTCACAATAAGGCAGAGGAAATGAGGATTTCCGGCATTCTCGAATGGCTTTCTACAGAAGATGGCCAGTTGATAGATGGCGAAAGATTAGAACGGTTATTCGAAGCCGTAGACAACATAAACCCGGATGATTCAGGCCGTCTCTTACATATGTACATTCATTTAACATCAGAGCGCAAAAAGGAACTGTTGGAATACGCCGATTCTTTAACATTCGATACAGTGTCCGAGTTAGTACGAGATCAATTGGACAGCACAAAAAAGCAACATAAAGAATTAAGTTTTACATGGTCTATACTGGATAAAAAGGAAAAAGCGTCCACCATTCAATCGTATACAGAGCAATTGAAGGCGATTTCCTTCTTTGAACAGGAAGTAGAAGTATATAAGCAAAAGCTAGTTTTACCAGAAAGATTAGAAAAGGTCCGTGAAGTCGAAAAAGACATTAACGCATTGCATACACTCACCAATGAAATACTTTCCTTGTCGAAAAATAATAAACAATAGTTTGATATAAAAAAGGCTAACTATCCATTAATTCAATGGGGAGTTTAGCCTTTTTTACTGTTTCAGGGAATTAACTCTTCATTTGTTCCTGATTGGAAATACTGGCATACCTTCGATCCATGTGAATTTGGTTATATAGTTCCCTATGAACTTCTAGATGTGAAATTGTCCAGAATATACCGTACCCAACACACACACCTGCAAAATTACAAATCAAATCAATTATATCGATTTTAAAGGTAGTGTCTTGTAAGCTCCAAAGCAGAACCAGTTGGATAAACTCAATCAGAAAGCAGAATAGGAATCCCCACATTAACACTTGTCTTGTATTCAGTTCTTTTACATAAGATATTCCCAAACCAAAGGGAGTCGTCATTAAGATGTTCAACAACACCTGTCCACTAATCAGATACTGCCATGATTCGATTTTGATTGGATTAAGATTGATTGATGATGATATATCAATCTCTCCTAGATTAGGGTCAACAGTGATAGGAAAGAGTGAGTAGTGAGCAACCCCCATCATATAGACATAGAAAGTCGTGAAACAAAATAAATAGGCAGCACTCTTTGAGCTTCTTTTTCGGAGATGAACTAAGCATAGTCCCAATATCCCTACTGTAGGGACCAACACAGGTAAATCGAATAAAGATAAGCTATATCCAAGCCTATATGCATCATCATGATCAAGCGTATACATGAACCAAAAGGAATAACCAAACAACAAAAAAAGTGTGATTAATACATACAAACGATACATTTATATCCCCCTCCATTTTTTAAAAACAAAGTGCAGCTCTATGAAGAGAGACTGCACTTTGTTGAAATATTAGTTTGTTATTAGGTCCCCGTATCCACTGATATTGTACCCGTCATCATCTTTCTGTTTTGCGACAACAATGTAGTACTTTCCCTGCTTCTGTTTACCAAATGTGGCCGATACGCTTCTTCTGTCACTTTTCGAAGGAGTGACACTTGTCTTTCCAACTAGCCGATCAGGGGACCAATCAACCCATTCTTTGACAGTGAAATTAAGAGTTTGGATTTTGAGGTTTCCGTTTGCGTATGAATCAATATTTACGCTTCCCGAAAGCTTCATATTGCCAGCATTCATATAATGGTACTCTTTATTTTTGTCTCCGTTCACTTCGGCCCTATCCATGTAAAACTCCCATGATGATGAGTTAGCTAAAGCCACCATCGGTAAGGCCATCATGCCAAACATGAGAGATGCTACACCGAATCCTAGAATCTTTTGCTTTCTTTTCATTTCAAAATCCCCCTAAAAATGGTATGTAAGGATTAATTTTGAACTCCTTATATATAGAATTCGACATAAAAATCATAATACCTTCACAATTTTTAAAAAAATATAATACTTTTTTCCTATCCATTTTTTAAAATGCTTGGTATCAAAGGGATTGTGAGACTAGGGACGTTAGTCATGTATGGACGAATCGGTACTAATACATTACCTACCATCATAAAACCCCAACACAAGGGCGCTAGACCCCTTAAAATTGATTTTAATAGCTTAGTAGATTGCTGTTCTCCAAATAAAAAACCAAATAAAATCTAGTTGGTTGATTTCAATATGGGGTACAAAGATACGTGTAAAAATAGGACATAGGATAGGAATATTTGGAAACATCAGTAGTATCAACAATTTGGTGCAAGTGGAACAGCGGAAGCGACTGATCCAGATATCCGATAACTTACAATATCGGCAATAGAGATACCATTTCTATGACGTATATATCCGATAATGTAGAAAATATCCCATAAAATCAATGTCCGATAAGGTCTAATACCCCCTTCTGTTGGTCCCAGTTCCCCCAACACAAGCGGAATACATGGGGCGGTAGCGCAGGGGTATGGGGAGCAGTGGAACAGAAAATAGCAATAGACCTTAGCGGACATTGAATTCAATGGATATTTTCTACCTTATCGGACATAGACCACATGAAACAGAAGGCATCACGTCCGCTAATGTATCTTATCGGACACGAAATGTGCCCATCTGTAAGTGATAAATCCGTTACTGGATGGCAACCAAAAGCGAAATAAGGGGCCATATGCAAATTTATTCCAATCCCCATGTCCGATAAGGCTTATTCCGGTTTTCTGTTCCGTTGCTCCCTATACCCCGCGCACAGGAGTAGGACGAAAAAGAAAACGAATGCCGCCAATTAAGATTCGGGGCATTCGTTTTCTTTTTCCTTTTCTTTTACTACTATTGGCGGTAGGTAATCTCTGTACTTTGCCATAAGTAAGGCCGTGGCTTCTTTGGCAAGAGCTAGTTTAGGTTTATTTGTTGTGAATGATAGCACATCCAAAACATCTAATTGCTCCTCCGCTAGAGAGAATATTAGTTCATATGTCTGTGATTTCGTTAAATTCTTCCTCTTTGTATATTCATCCGCAAATTCCCATAGCTTGGAACTTATGCGACTTCCTAATTGTTTCGTGTCATTATCATATGAATTACTCACTTTTGGTAATGCCCCTTCCATATTTAAACTCGTTTAGATCCTCCCTGCCGACGTGATATCCGTAGTACTCTCTATCATATTCGACTGTACAGTCATCACATAGGAATAGATGGTCTTGTTCAACTTCTAACAAACGCTTTTCTTTCCTGCACCAATCGCACATTTTGTTCATTCTGTTTCCACCTTCCTTTCCAATTATAAAATCAATATCAAAATCCCGCAAGTGATATCAAAAATAAATATTTGATATCATATTGTTGCATTTGATATCAAATTAGAATATAATGAAGTTAGGGATTTGGCGGGTAGATTCGACTAGGTAATTAACAGAAAATAGAGAGAAAAAAGAGTATTGTAAAAGAAAGTTTTCTTTGTTTTTCTGAGTCATTCGATCTTCCTTTTATCCTGATCTATCAAGGTGAATTACTTAACTGATGGGGTATGCTTTATAGAACTCCATAAAGCATACCGAAAAACATACCCCTATACCGGGGCTAAGGAGATGAAATTTCACAATGTTAGAACAGGCATTAGGTGTTTATTACGCTACCTATGGCATCATTGGTATCGTGTTAGGTGTCGTATTATCATTCATCGTTTTGGTGTCCATAGTAAATGTCGGTAAGCAAGTAAAAGCTGGAGATAATGGTTTGAAGGCTTTACGGTCTACCGCGATAGCTGTTACTTGTGTTGCTGCGCTTCCTTTGTTGGTTCCAATCGGCGTTAATGTCGTTCAATCCTTACAAAAACCAGCCGGAAAGATAACGGATAATATCAAAACACAGATCGAGCAAATCGATGTCAAAGGCGGTAAGAAGTAAATGTCGGGTGTATTATTTTGGTTCGTCATGTACTACGAAGTTGTGATCGTCTTAGTTGGTGTCATTGTAGGGTCCGTCATCATCATAAAGCGTATGAATGACGACCAACTACATCACACGGCGTTAAAACTTTTACTTGCGGTCGGGATAACCAGTGTCTTAATGAATATCGATGTAGCTTATATAAAAAGCCAATACCCGCAAACACAAGCGGAAATATTGAAGAAATTAACCGATATTTCCGCCGCCTATAAATAGAAAAGGGGGCTAACCAATGTTGGAAGTTATCGCTACGATTTTCTTGATAACCCCAATTGTATTTATTTGGTTGATCTACTGGTATCAGAAAAGAAAATATAAGCAAAAGAAACCATTGATAGTTGTAGCTAAAAAATCAGATTACGAGTAGGCATTTCGCGGGCTGACATAACTCCCTTGTTGGCCCGTTCATCTTAATTGAAAGGATTGGATAGCTCATGGAAAATCGAAAGTACGTTGTCACTGAAACGTATGAGGTAATTCCGTTTGTACGGATGAGCGGCAATGGTGGCAACCAAGATTCAACACAAGAAATGAAAGAGTTCGTAAAAGAAGTAACGAGGATGAACAAGTACTATGCACCGGAAGGATGGAATGAGGAACAGCAAGCACACGTAGAATCTCCCCATGTAAGTTACAAGATCATGAAAGATCGCGGACGGGTGCATCAATACGTTAGTATTCCAGTAAATCAGGTTCAAATCATCCAAACCGCCATACATCAAGATACGGTTAGTTGTAAATTAAAGAGAAGTAACCTTTCCTTTTTCGATGAAAACATGCACGCTTTTGCTGTTCAAGGTTGCGATCACCTATCTATCGAAACGCAAACGCAATTAAGATTTAAAGTGAAATCTCTTCTCCAGTTCATACGCAATGACGAACAATTTTTATATAGCTTCACAGGTAAAGAAGATGTTAACCACAAAGCTTTAAGAAAAAGACTGCAGCGCAAATTGCATGGGATCGACTCACTATCTAGTCGTATCATGCATGGAATCAAAAAAGGAACGGCGAAACAATGGGAAAAAATACATCATCAATCGAATGGTCTTAAAAAGGAAGTACTTGATAGCATTGACGGATGGAGACAGTTACTGACTGGCAAGGTATCAATCAGAGGGGAAAAGATTCGGAGTCCAAAAAAAAATGAGCAATCAGAAGCTAGATTACTTCTAGAAATGACGCACTACATTCATGGCGAATTTCTGTTTATTCTATGGTCGGATGACAAGTCACGGGTACAAGTGTTTAAAGAGTATTTACAACGTCTTTTGAATGGCATACAAGGTGAGAATCAATTGAGTTTAGTTCCGGTTTCACCGGATTTAGCTCGCTTGAAAAACGGGCATCTAAATACTGATGTTCCGCGTCTCATTGTAACAAGAAAGGAACTCGACCGATTACTCTGGATTCCTAAAGTAAATGAGATTGACGATTCTTTTTGTGTAGAAATCGAACAAAAAACATCTGTACCGGAAGTGTTACTGACTGAGAAAAAAGGATCTGTTCCCTTTGTCCGGGACATCACAACCAATCAAACCGTTTCAATACCACGGCATAGAAACGCAGAGCAACTTGACGACAGGGTGAAATCAACAATTGTAAGCGGGGAACAAGGCTCTGGGAAAACTAGTCTTCTAGTAAATCAAATACTAGGAACATACCTTGGAGGGGCAGAGAATGCCGAAGAGTGGCGGAAGTACGGGCGCGCAGTGATCGCCTTTGATGTGGCTGATGGAAATTTGTGCAGACAGATATATCGTTGTATTCCTGACTTTGCACAAAGCAATGTAGTAGTACTCAATCACGCAGCATCTGACAGCCCTTTACAAGTCGGCTTTCATGACGTTATACAACATGAAAGTAAAAGTATTAGAAAGCATATAGCCGACACAGAAACGCAGATCCTACTCGATAGTATAAAAGAAGATGGACGGACTGTTGCTGTAGATCGATTTTTTAAAGCGTCATTACAAGCAAGCTATGAGGTAGGACGGGGAAATCTCGTTGATGCATTAAATATATTGAGAGACGCAGATTACTTGGACGAAATTGTATCCAAGCTAAAAAAGAAGAGTAAACATGCACTTGTTGAAGTCCTCGAAGCGAATCATGAGGACATGGAAAATGATTCAAGTGTTTTAAAAACGATTCGAAACAGAATTGTTCCTTACATGATGGATGAGGATTTTCTTAATGTCATAGATCGTGAGCATGACGAACGGATCGATTTTTGGAAGTGGATGAATGATACAACTGAGGGGCCGTATTTGGTTCTAATTCATCTCCCTCGAAGCGGGCAAGAAATTTCAAAAGAGTTAAGCAAATTTCTTTTTACGCACTACTTTGTCCGGATCTGGAATCTCATGGTAGCCCGGGCAAGTATCGAAGAAGAGAAAAGGAAAGAGTGTCTAGTGGTAATCGACGAGCTTCACCAAATCATCGACCAACGAGCGGTACAGGATCTATTCCCGGATCTGTTTAAGGAGCCTAGAAAGTTTCGTATACGATTTCTTTTTACGATTCATGGCTGGTCAAGTTTCAACAAAGCAGGCCGCAAAGAAAACGAGTTAAAGGAATCAATTTATGATGCGCGACCCAATTTGATTTTATTGAAAGGCGGAAGTGATTTTTTTGGAACTATGGAGCAAACCCTATCTCCCTACAAGGAGGAAGACTTTCATCAACTCATGAAAACACCATTCACAGGAATTGTTCGACAGGACTGGGGGAAACAATCCCATGTGTTCCAAGCAAAGCTACTGGAGCCTGCACATACGAGATTCCCTGTATACAGTCCAATTTCATTGGAAAAATTTCGTTCACATCCAAATAAATTAGGAGTCTCGAGAACCATTCTGGAGCGGAAGCGATACGAGAAAAAACAAGAAAGGAAGCAATCTCAATGCAAGGAAAAGGCCAATCAACCAACAAAGGAAAACGCACTCGCCAGCTTTACAAAAGGAAGAGGATTCCGAGGGTAGAAAAAAATTATGATTACGTGAAGTCGAATCAAATCCCCACCGAACGCAGGGCGGAAATATTAAATTTACTTGCGGAACGATTGATTATGACCTCCGAGCAAATTGAATACCTTCATCCTGAGTACGGGAGCCAGAAACGCTCCCGGTCTCTTCTAAATCGAAGCCTAAAACGTATGCATGAATATTATTTGATAGATCGTGCTTGTTATCAACAAGTAATACTATGGGATGATAGCGTGAAGCGGACTACCGTGGTGGCACTTGGAAAGTTAGGCAGTGAAGCGGTAAATTTTTTCCATCATAGAGAACGCATCCGTTACGAAGATGGAAAGCCCGTTTTATCTCAAAAAGTCCACCATATCATTCAAGTGAACAATATGGAAATTGTTATTCGGGAGGTCGCAAAGGAATTAGGTTGGAGCATCGCGAAAACTCCAGAGGGTGAAGAACTTTGGTTCTGCGAAGCGGGGAACAGAATTGTTCGACATGAAAACAAACTAAACCCCGATGTATACGCGATCTTTCAGAATGACCGTACAGGGGATCTAGTTCATACATTTTTTGAGTATGATACCGGAAGCGAAGATCGTGGCTATCGGCACACCTTCCCTAAGCTATCTAAGAAGTTTGATATGTATAAAGAGGTAAAGGAATGGAAGGATTGGTATAAGAATCCGATTACTAATTATGTAAAGAATCCCTTTCCAGATATCTTCTTTGTGACCGAAGAAAAGAAAAGATTTCCAGAGTTTCCAAGGGTGTTAAAATCAAAAAAACTAGATGTAACATGCTGTTTAAAAAAGGATTTCGAAACCAACATAAGAGAATATTTTAAACAGATGGAGGTGAGCGATCATTAGAAATCATCAAGGGTTCGTTAAACATTTTCTAGCTTGGATCGACCACGAAAAAAAGAATCTGAAACAACTAGGGATTACTCTAAAGTCGCTAAATTTCTTTAGGCAAAAACATACCAAGCTTGTAAGCGATTCTTTAGTCGACATTGATGACCAGATTTTTTCTAACCAAGATATCCTAAAGCTGGTGTATTATCAAAATGATTGTCCATTAAATCAACCGGATCTCACACCAGAACAGAAAAAGGAATTAGAACCACGGATAATAGGAAGTCAGCGACCAATCAAAAAGCGTAACCAAGAAGTGGAACTGAGGTACTACTTCACGGAGGTTCGAGAGGATAATATTATTAGTTACGACGCTGTTTTGAACATTGATATCTATGTACCAGAGGATTTACTTCGCGTCTATGTACCGCATGTTTCCTTTTTTGGGCTGGTAACTGGTGAAAAAAAAGCATATCGGAATTATGTCATTGGTGATTACATCGAGAAGTCCTTGACACTGTTAGGATACCGAAACATAGGTAAGCCCAAGTTAGATCGCTCTGACCAGCGAAAAGGCGAGGAGATGGCTAAAATAACCATCACCGCCAAAGTAGATATAGTAAAGTAAAAAACCTATCGCGCGATAGGTTTTTTGTATTTTCAGTTATCTATCGTTTGAAAAATGTGATCATCCGTAAAATCATTATAAGTAAGAAGATAGGAACAATAAATTTCATAAATACGATTACGGTGGGAATTAAGACCCCTAGTAATGTAACAAGGATTCCGCATATAAGCAAGTAAACCGAACTATAGAATGCCCATTTGTGAGATCTGGTTATGTTTGTTGTCGGCTTCGTATTGTAACCCAAAACTATTACAGACTGTTTCGATAATTGAATCGCTTGTTGTCTGGTTCCATCTAGCCATGTAAAAACAAAGAGCAGAACAACAACGTACAAGTGAACACGAAACAGAATAACAGCCGATAGAATTGATACAAAGCCCCACTGTGTACCCATTGATAATACATGATTTAGAAACAAATCTGAGAAGATATACTCTAGGAACCCACCTTTGTATTCTGTTGACCTAAAAGAACATCTAGCTAGAACAAATCCGATTAAGACAGAAAGGAAACAAATTTTCACAAATTTACTTTTAATGCCCTTGATACGATCACCTCCTGCTAATCATAGTATACTCTATTTTGATATCAAAAACAATGTTTTGATATCAAATATGCATATTTGATATCAAATGCAGGTTTATCATATCAGTTTGAAATAAATAAAAAGCCACCTCGTAAGAGATAGCTTTTTATTTATTTTATGGTTTAAAACATCGCCGCCCAAGTCTTCGGGCCAACCTTACCATCGACAGATAGTCCTTTTCTACGTTGAAAACTTTTAACAGCGGCTTCAGTTTTCGGGCCAAATATTCCGTCTGCCCGTACACCTAGTTTAGACTGGATCATCTTTACATACCCACCCCTAGAACCTTCTTTCAAGATGGTTCCGGGGTACTTTAGGGATGTTTTCTTCACACCATTAAGCGCGGCCCTCGTTCTAGCTCCAACAATACCATCAACCGCCAAACCTTTCGATCTTTGGAAATACCTTACTGCTTTATCGGTATCAGGACCGAAAAGACCATCCGCTTTAATACCTAGCAATTTTTGAAGCCTAACAACATCTTCGCCGCGCATCATAGGACTTTTATATCTAAGAGTACGGGGAGCAGATGATCCCGATGTAGTTGGAGTTGATGGTGATGTAGCTGGTATAGTGGTACCTGATCTACACAGTCCTACAAACCAATCATAATCTACACCTGTCCCGGGACAGGTTTTAGGTGCTTTTCCATTGATTGTACATTGACGATGGAAACGAATCCGCGCACCTTTGCCTAATAAATATCTACAAACCTCTACGGCTGATTGAAGCTGTGAACCTTGTAGTACATCGTGTCCCTTGTCAAAGTTTCCTACCATCTCGAACATAAACGGATGTTTGTTATCTGGATCAGAATCGTTGTAGCCTGTGGCACTAGCTGGTGGGATATTTGGATTCCGACCAGTCATGATATTACCATCTGGATAGATGGTAATATGTTGAGCTATATCAGAAAATCCTCTCACATTCATGTGATGACTTCTCATTGAATTCTGTCGGGCTAAATATGCGCCTGCACCATGTTTTTTTACATCACTATTCCAATTCGCATGATTAGGTGCGGCGGTGTGATGGACATGTGTCTCTGTGATAGTAGCTCTAAGATTATCGTTTAAGTATGATAAAAAATCGCTTGCTGAATTAAATAGTTTTCCATATGTCCATGCCATATGCTGTCACCTCTAGTTGATTTTTTGAACATAAAAGAGAGCCGAAATCGACTCCCTAGCCTAAGCAGATTTATTTTGATTCGTTGGTGGTTCCGTTGGCGGCGGTATATCTTCCTGCACTTTCTTTTCCCGGTTTTTCACGTTTTCAATCGTCCTAACGAGGATATCAGGCACAGGAATGCCCATCCGCGAAACATTTTCGATTATAGATATCAACTCATTCACAGCGTAAAAGACTATCGTCCCATCACGTAGGTATTTTCCGCCATCTCCCATAGCCAGCTTCCCAACCCAATAGGCCGCTCCAACCACTATGAAAATAACTACTTTTTTCATTATTCCTTTATAACCAGTATGAGAGTTTAATTTACCCTCATGGATGGATGCAGACATACCCGTTATATAATCAAACACAACTAGGACACCTAGAGCCTGCATGGACAAATCCCATCCACCAAGCAGGTATGAGCCTATCACACCGATAACAAATACAAAACCTGCGTAAAACTTATCCATTTCCAACACTATACTTCCTCCTGATAAACCAATCTAAGCTATAGGGGTAAAAATATCACCTTCCTTCTCGTTGAAACATTATAGGGAAATGAATTAAGAATGTTCAATCCGTTCTATTTCACTCCTAATATAATCTATTTGTTTCCAGTATTTATTTAATGCATGTAGTCCCTGTGGAGTAATGCGCACAGAGGTTTGAGCCTTCTTCTTTTGAATAAATGATTTTTCAATATGGACATATCCGGCTTTCTCCAATTTAGATAGATGACTTGATAAATTGCCGTAAGTCAGGTTTATTAATTCTCCCAAAAGCAAAAACTCCAGCATTGAATAGGATTTAAGACAACTCATAATCGCTAATCTAGCTGGTTCATGTATCAATCTATCTAATTGGATCATCTCATTGTAAGGCAACATAGGCGGATTCCCCTTATTTCTCATAAGTGATTCTCAATTTTACATCAGATCCACCACCGAAAACCATGTATGGTTTCCCATCCCCATCATAGACGGCTATTCCTTTCGCTTCGCCGTCTCGTATCCGTTCCCCCACACTTATTGGAGCAGAAAACCAATCTTTTTTGGTAACACCATATGAAGCCGCATTCGCTTTCACAATAGTCAATGAGGGATTAGTCGTACTCTTGCTAGTGGCATTATGTGTGTACAAATTTAGAGATTGAGGTGCAATTATCCCACCTTTTTCACGAGACAGATATATATCAACGGATTTGATGATTGATCCAGCTAGATCGTTTTTTATAGATGAATCAAAAAAGGCGACCCCTTTCCAATTCCCGAACCCGTACTCACCTTGACGCACACTATTATCATCGGTTCTCCAATAGTTTTTGTTTGTGTTCCATGATCCAGTAGAGGAAGCTGTCCACGTACTGGTATAGGTTTTTTTAACTGGTGGTTTTTCCGGCTCTACAACTGGTGGATCATCTGTTCTAAAGCTAACCCCACAATAACCGCCGTAGATAGTAGTAACACCCGGTTTAGGGCAGTACGATGTATTCATTCCGCCTAGCGTTGAACTAAAGGAAACTAACGCCCCGAATTTGCCGCCTGCTCCTTTTAGACCTTCCCTATAAAGGTCTCCTCGCGCCCCGTATTGCAAACACAATTGAGCTTCTGATCCGTTATAGCTTTCGGAATCCTCTATGCGTACATATGAAGATTGAACAAGAATCCCATACATCAGATTGCTTTTCGGCATAGAGTCAATAAATACATTCCGCATAAAGACGGAAGCCGCATTATAAATATTGAGCATCCCTTCGGCTTTGGCACTTTCAAAGACTGTTTGATTTTGATAGGTTATATCATTCAGATATAGTGTGTTTGTACAATTCCGAATGAACATACGACCCATAAGCTTATTACTTTTACCAACATCAATTTGGACCCTTCCGCCGCCCGATATCCCTTTAAGCTCTGGATTCTCATAGATGATTTGATTATCACCCAGTACCTGAACAGTTATAAAAGCATCGTTATATCTAGGTACGGCTTGAAACACCGCGGATAGTGTTCTTTTCGGCGCATGAATTCCATTATTGATGTCATCCCCATTTACGGGATCGACTTTAAATACAATATCCTCATCTCGATAGGAAACAACCGAAGGAGATATTACTTCGCCTACATAAAGTGTGCTAAATCCAGCCTGTGCAGCATCCATTTTATCGAAAGCCGATTGAGTGCTTTCACTTGCTTTTGTCCAAGCCTTTTCATTGCGCTGTATAATGGCTTTCAGCCGCTGGACTTCACTTTGATAGGATGCAGGAGACGTATTTATTACCTCTGACAAAGTAACGGTAGATTTCTTTTTATCCTGTAGGCTACGCGTCCACACGCTTACACGCGCTTGAGCTAGTATTCCATCTCCACGGGCGTCAATTCGAAGGGAATCCCCAAGGCGTACACGATGAGCTTCTAGCCCAGAAAGCTCTTCCAGTAAAAATACATTCAAGGTATACGAGTCTTTCGGTTTGCTAATTTTTTTCAATTCCTCTAAACCATTTATAAACAATTCGGCTTGAGATTGAGCCTTATCATCTCTGTAGATAAAGAACCTATGTTTCCCATTTAGATGATAGTTTTGGAAGGCTTCTAGACTCCCGATCCATTTATCTCGCTTCTCGTACCCGTCCTCAACATAGGTAGGGTTGTAAGTTTCCAATGTCATAGGCTTATTGGCCGAATCGCTTTTACCAATGGGGACAATAGCCGTAAACAAAGGAATAGAGTCCTCATTCACTTGAATTTCTTCTATGTCCTGTCCCACACGAAAAACCTTCCCGGTACTTTCGCCCCGTCTTTTCACCATATGGACTATTTTTCGATTGATATGTAAACCATCGAAAACTACCTCATACTCTATCTCCATTCCAAATGTTGTTGCCAGTTCTTGAATAGCTGCAAAGCAGTTAGGGTGATCGCTGAAATCAATGTCTCTGATCCCCGAATACTCAATCTTACCTACGGTCCAATCAGTCCGTGACAGAACCGTCTTTAAGCCATTTTCAAGAGATGTTGCGATAAGGTTAATAGGATCAACATAGCTACTGATTAGGTCGGTGGATTGCGCGCCTTCACACCATACATCCATCCTCTTCGTTTTCGTGTTCCGCTTCCTCTGTTTGATTCGAAAAAGAAATCGTTTCCCATCTTCCGCCGGAACAATAAGCAGATGTTCCTTTTGGATAATGGACGATTGCGCGTGGTCCATTGGAACGCTAAACGAAAAATCCATATAGCCAAATTCTAATTTTGTAGTAAGAACCTCGTCATAAAAACGAAGCCCATCTGTTAGGCGATTATCCATCACGCCTATAGCCTGCTCTTGTTTATCCAATACATATATCGTCGTTGTCACGATCTCCACCCCTCACGGTATCGGATATGTGCTTCTTTGACGATATCGGAAGGGGCTATCGTGAATTTATTTGAACCTTGCTTTAGTACTGGAAAGGTAGAAAAACTATCAAAAGTCCAAAAAGGATCATCATTTTTCGTAACAGTTCCATTCGTGGAATCGACTGTTAGCCGATCACCCGGAACAAAAATAATAGGAACTTGCTTAACAGGATCAATGTGGTTTTCTTCGAAAAAATAAACTGATTCGATACCACAAACATCTATAGGCTTTCTCTTTCCATACGCGCCTATGTGGACCTGTATGTAAGCTATAGGCTTCATGTTCTTACCATCAACATCGTAATAGGAATCGGATGTGCGCCCGTGTATTATGTTTCGCTCAACATCTCTTATTCCGATTTCGGCCCACCACTTCCGCCCAATCCGTTGTAGTGTTAGCCGACCATAGAAGCTAGGGGCGTATCTCCCTCTACGAACCTTCTGCGATGACTTCATGAATAGATTTGATCCGGCTCTCGCTTGAAAGACAGGATCATTTATATTGGTTTGCACATCAGATAGACCGATTTTTCCAACCCGGTTGTTTTTTTCATCAAAGAGATAAGCTTCAACACATCCCATTTGCTCATTGTGACCTGCGGCAAATGACACAAACATTTGAAAGGTGAAGTCCTGAATCTTTCTATCTCCAAGATTTTTCGTGAGGGCGGGGCCATGCCATCCGTCACTTTCTCCATAGGAATTAGCGCGAAATTGACCATTAGTAGAAATCATTGTACCCATTATATCTCCATCGATACTCCGCCCTTGTCCCCATCCATTTGTTGTATCCATCGTGTCCCCTACTATCAAAATTTGTTGCGGCTGAGGAACAATAGACCCCACTTCTTCCGGCTGTCCAAACACCATTTGATCGTCATCGGTTGCTATCGCAAAAATCGTGGAGGACTCCGAAAAGGTAAAGTCTATGATAGGACATGACGGTATATCACCGTTATTCGAAACAGTGTTATCAATCAAAAGGTCCTGTTTTTTCTCTAATGAATATACGTGTGGATCGGTACAAAGAAAATTAATTACTCCTTTACTTACACGGTTCCGATCTGCTTTCCCAGTATCTCCGGTGACTTTGGCAAGATAGATTTTACCCGGATCGTGGAGTAGTTCTAAAGGTTGGGCGGTCTCATAATAGAGCCACTTTCCGAACTCTCGACATTTGACAGCTAGATCATCTTTATCAGTATAGGTAATCCAATACTCAAAGGTTATAGGGAGATTCCCTAATGAATTCCCTGAATCAATGCTACCTGATTTCGCTGGAACTGTAGTAAGTGATTGAGTTATCGGTGGCAACAAAGGACGACTCACAGTCCCGCCTACAAACGAGGGTAAATCCTTATTCGCGAACTTAATAGCCAACGTTCACCACCCCCTGAGATCGAAGTTTTAAAGATTGTGCGCGTTCCACTTCCGCTACTAATTTTTGAATATCTTGTTCTTCCCGTATCACAGGATGATTAATCGTGATATGTGTACTTGGCTGTATAGTTGAAATAGGCGATGGTTGGGCGGAAGAGATAGAGGTTGTACTATTTCTCATCTCCATTGGTTCAGCTGCTTTCGATAAGGAAACCGCTGCGTTTTGGACTATGCCCACATTTCGAATCATCCCCAAGGCGAACCCTTCACTCACCCCTGCCCCGATTTTCATGAACTCCTTAGAAGGCGAGTTAATTCCTAGTACTGATTTCATCTTTGACAATGCACTTCTAGCTATATCAATCGCCGAATTGATGACGCTAGATCGACCGCTTGCAATGCCACCCGCCATACTTCTAGAGATGTTAGAACCAACACTTGACGCATCAAATGATAGATTAGCTTTAACATCTCTAGATAGTCCTAAAGTTAATCTATTTATAGCTGAGGAACCACTTTGTAGCCCACCTTGGTAGGTCCTCATTGTCTTCTGTCCTTCTGGTGTCAGCTGTAGATTAGCTTCGGTTTTCAATAATTTTTGGACACCGACTATAAAAGTGGACACTCCGATTTTTCCAGACTGTAGGCCCTCAACCAAAGATTGTACAGTATGTTTCCCCTCGCTACCCAAATCCACCTGAACGCCGCTTGAAATATCTAACCCTAATTGTGCGGCCACACTATTAACACTAACCGATCCAGCTTTTAGGCCGTTCGCAAATGACGTGGCTGTTCCCATTCCCTCAAGTGTAAGATCGACTTTTGCGGATTCCCGTAGGAGTAAACCTTTTTCGTTAAAGTCTGTCACCATAGAGTCATAGCTCTGTTTTGCGGCATCAGTAGATTCCTTTGTTTTGTTACGCATATCATCGAAATATGCACTCCATAGGGCCTTTCCTTCTGCCAATCTCTCCGCAGCAGGAACGGGAACAGCTTGATTCCCGTATTGTTTCCATGTTTCAAGCATCTCACCAGTTTTGACATTAACTAAAAGTGCTTCCTGCGACAATGACGATTCTAACGCGGTTAGACCTTCCGCTCGCACTTTCTGTACAGTCGCAATCCTTTGACGCTCCAAATACTCCACGGCTTTGAGTGAAGCTTCGCCATCACTTGGATTCATTGCCTTTGAAGATACAAGTTGCTCAATGGTTTTCCTCTGTTCAACGGCCCAATCTTGCGCGGCTTTTTTTGCGCCTTCATAAGTGGATTCGATATCCCTAACAAATTTCTTCGCACCATCAGCCGAAATCTTTCCAGACTGTTCCTGAATTTTCCCCATAAAACTATTGAGGTCGTCCATTTTTTGCACGAATACACGCGCGCCTTCGTTTAAGTCATTAAGGGCTTTTTTAAACTCTGCGGCGAAACTACTAGACATCTTTGATGTATCGCCCTGAAATTTATTTAATCCTTCATGTACTACTTTTAACGAATCTAGTATTTGTTTCGTTTGGGCATCTATAGTAAACTTGGCTCGTTTCTCAATGTTATCGATTGCCGGTTTTACTTCACCCGGTAATTCCGCCAATAAACCAGCCATTACACGCTGTAAATCTACTTTACTTTTATTAAGAGCATCAACAATCTTATTGCCCATCTGTGAAAATATGGCGACCGTTTCATCAACAACCTTTTTCGCTTCCGCTCCACTGGCTGAACGTAGTTGGGACAAATTGAAAATGGCCTGATCTCTAAGGACAAGGAATCCGTCAGCCGCTTTCCGTGTTCCTTCTGAGACACCGATTCCGAACCGTCTTGTATTTTCCTCCGTTTGCCGCATATCTTCGTTGGCTTTATGGAAAGTAGCCGCGATTCCTCCGACGGCAACACCAATTCCCACGACGGCCCCCACAAAGGGGTTTGCTATGGCTATGACCCCAGCAACAGCTGCACCGAAGCCCAACACCGCGGCCGTAGTTCCTACAAATACACCGATAGCTTCCTTAGTAGTAGGGGATAGCTTACCGAACCAATCTACTATACCCTTCATTCCTTGTGCTAGATTTCGGACCGTGGGTAGAAAAGCTGAACCCATTTGAATTTGAAGGGTTTCAAACGACCCCTTCAACTCTTCTATCGTCCCTTTTAAATTATCCATCTTGGTTTTTGATATTTGCGCGGCAGTCGTCTTGCTCAACTCTCGATTCATCGTACGCACACCCTCGGCTCCTGCCGTAAATGCAATATTTGCCGCACGAACGGCATCCGTTCCGAACATCGTCTTTAGTGCTAGGTTCCGCTGTTCATCGGTCAACTTCCCTAACTTTTTATGCAAAATCTCTGAGACATCCGCAAACGATTTTACATGCCCCTGTGCGTCAAAAAATAGGTTTCCATTCTTTTTTGTAATAAGACCTAGTTTACGCATTTCAGCCTCGGCTTCCTTGGAAGACGGGGTTAAATTTAGCAACATTGTTTTTAAGCTGGTTCCAGCATCGGACCCTTTGATTCCGTTCTGCGCAAATACCGCCAGTGCTGTTGCAGTGTCGCGAAAAGAAAGTCCCGCGGAAGCGGCAACAGCTGAAACCTGCGACAAACCTTGGCTCATCTCTTTTACGTCCGTAGCGGAAGCCGCGGCCGCACCTGCCAAGATATCCGCGGCTTCCGCTACGCTAAGATTATCTTTTCGAAAAGCATTCAAGACAGTAGATGCCACTTTTGCGGCCTCGGAAAGCTCTATTTCTCCAGCAGATGCAAGGGCTAACGCCCCGCTTAGACCACCATTTAATATTTGAGTAGTCGTTAATCCAGCCTTAGCTAATTCGGTTTGTGCTTCGGCTGCTTCGGAAGCTGAATACTTCGTTGCCGCGCCCATCTCTAGAGCTTGATTTCGTAGCTGTTCCATCTCATCAGCGGATGCATTGGTAACAGCTTTCAAGTTAGACAATTGTGATTCAAAATCAGCCGCCTTTACAATAGTGCTTCCGAATGCTACGGCAAGAGCCGCGGACATGACACCTAAGGCTATGCCTGCTTCGATGGCTTCGTCGTGAACTTGAAACAGTTCGCGATTAAATTTTTTTGCTGTGGCGGCGGTTCCATCTAATGCCTTTTGAGTACGCATGAGTGCGCCTTCCATTTCTGTTTGTGCCAATTTCGCCCTATGTAATTGAGTTGCAAGAAGTTCACTTTCCTTGGAGTGCCTCCCGGTCTGACCCGCAACTTCTTGGTAGCGTTGGGACAACATCTTTACTTTTTGTTCCTGTAAATCAAGTCGTCTATTTAAGGAATCCGCTTGAACATGAAGTTCATCTTGGCTTTTCCCAAACGCTTTAACCCTCGCCGCGCTTGAATCAAACTCACTTTTTGCTAAACGTAACTTGCGGTTAACCTCGTTCATGCCTTCCTTAAAATTATTTACATCAAGGACCACCTCGCCCCTGATTCGTCCTAATACTTGATCTGCCAATCAGTAGACCCCCCTTCTAAAAAACACCTATTTGATCTATGTAGACTGTTCCTGAGCTTTGTTTTTGCTTATTCGATTTCAACTCATGAGCGCGCAGCACCATGTAGTACTGAATGTCCATCTGATCTATCTCATGAAGTTTCCAGCCTTTTTCGATGAGAGAGAGATAGAGGTCGTGAAGGAATGCTAACGGCTCGTCAATGTCTTTTTTAAATCGTCTTCCTCACTGGCCAAGCTAGATAAAGGTTCCAATGTTTGCCCGATAATCCCATGAATGATAGACCACGATTGATCCGCTATTTTTCGGGCATCTGTGCCTTCCTCATACTGTTCGATACTAAATTGGTTATCAAACACCTGAGTGATCACTGAAAAGAGTTCTTTGACGATCTGGTCCTGTTCAACACGGTCTAATTCCTTATGTTCCAATGCTTTTTGCAAGAATTTATTCCGTCTGTCATCTAGCTCTAAAGATTTTCGAAACATCCGGCCCGATATAAAGTCAGTAGAAAAAGTTTTCCATTCTTTGTCTAAATACAATTTAATTTCCCACATATATAACTCTCCTATCTAGATAAGGAGGGACCTTAATCCAAATAGATCAAGGTCCCTCGATGAATTTAATTATCTCTTTTTTCTGGAGTTGGTGAATCCGTAACAGCCACAACTTGAACTTCTTGAAACCAGTTAGAAGCTTGCGTAAATCCGGTTTCATCTTCATCCCCGATTGCTTGCCAATGTCCATCAAAATCCCGTTTAACAAACGCCCCTTGAATGCTTGGTGTTTGGAAACTTGGTGAATCTTCTTTGGTTTGATATTCACTTTCAGGGGTTGTGAACTTCCCTTTGTACAACCAGATATAACGATAATGACCGTTTGATTTCATCGACTTAAATCCGATGGCAACATAAGGCGGTGTATCTTGCGCACTCTTAATCAAGATTCCGTTTTTCATTTTGTGTCCTAATAGTGATGCTTGGACAGAGAGAGGAAGGTCCGCCATATTTAACTCAACACTGATTTCACCTAGTGCTGTGGCCACTTCGGACGGTCCATCGTCAGCGTATAGAGTTTCGGTGTTACTTGAGGGGGAAATCTTCGCACTTATCGCGCCGCGTATTGGCACAGGTTTTTCGTATACAATCCCTGTTACATCATCTTTCGTTAGGATCGCGTAATGAACATCTTTTAATCCTACCTGAACAGCCATTATAAAACCTCCAATTTTCGATATCTCATAGGACGATGAAAAATCTGTGTATCTTCCTCGTAAAAATCAGTAGAAAAGATACGACTAAATCCCAGAGATTTCATAGATAAATCAATTTGATTCCCTAGTAAAGATAGGTGTTTTGCTTCGTCACTCCATATAGATATCTGGAACATGATGTGACTTGATATCGATTGATCGTCCGCAAAACCTGCATCACGATTTACTAGTTCAAAGTAGGTAATTCGTGGAAACTCTGTTTTGTTTGGAGCCGTCAATTGATAGATGCGATTCCCACCCAACAAAGAAACAAGCTCTTGATTTCGCTCAAGAGCTTGTTTTATCTGTGGCTTTAAATTAATCATGGTATTTTGATACCATCCCTTAGTTCATCCGCCATAATCTTTAAAACACGTTCCTTCGACTCATCAATAGATGGGCCGATAAATGGGTAGGGGGACATTTTGGATGTCCCGAATTCCAAGAAGTACGAATAAAATGAGCCTCTTCCCGGCCCCACCTCGACCAATTTTCCTCGCTCATCTTTTTTAACTCGCCCCATTTGGATATTATCAGGAAGATGAACTTCCCTTTTTTTGTTAGATGGACCCGGCGCATGATGTGACATTGATTCCCTTAGCTCTTCCCCTCCAGACCGGACCGCTTTATTTTCGGCTCGATCCGTCGAAATACCAAGAGCACGGATATTGTTTATCATTTCTCCTATGCCATCAAATCTCATATCACTACCCATTTACAACTTCCTTTACCGTAAGATGTAACTCTCTATGCTCTGAATTCCAATCAACCACAGACTGTATATCATACAATTTTTGATTAAACTGGACTCTCATATCCGTTGAGATATCAGCCCTATAACGAATACGAATTTTGACATCATTTTCAGATTGAACAGCAGCAGCCTGATAATATTCTCGGCCACTCAATGGATTAACTTCTGCCCAGAGAGTAACCTTGGTAGTCCAATCTTCGATTGGACTACCTTCATCATCTCGCGTAATAACCCGGTCTAGAATCCGGATGCGATGCCGCAAGTCATTCACATTAAGCATCTGTATCACCGCAGTATTGAAGTTGATAGATCATAGCCTTTAAGGAAAACGGAACTTCATTTACCCATCCATTAATAAATATATTTCGGTTATCAAACCAATGAGTGACTAACAACTTCAAGCATAGCTTGTACAACTCACTTGATTCGTTTACCTCTCCCGCTGCGTTTCGGATAAACTCCCGACCAGCCAATATCATTCCCTCAATTATTGCATCCTCGTCATCGTGATCGATTTTAAGGAACGTTTTCATATCTTTAATGTCCATTCGATCAACCTTTTTTGATTTTGTAACGTTATTTGAAATAAGGGTTAGAGTAAATACATTACCCTATTTATCCCTCAATGTAAGTTCTCCATAGACTGTTGCCGCGGAATCCCATAGCTTCACGTCTTCGCGTTGAATCACACGAATATCGGTTGAGTTCCGTTTGAACGAATCCCCGCCAACATTCGTTGATGTAACAGAGTACTGCTGACGATCAAACAAGGCGACCGTCTCATCTAGATTTCCAATGATAAACGGTGCTTTCGTCCCCACAGAAGGCAACCAACGATTAGCTAATACTACAATGCGATGTGATCCAAATAATAATTTTTGTGTTGGCTGCGTAACATCTGGTTGAATAAGCGGGCGACCGTTTCCGTCCATTTGCTCATCTAGCCACTGAAAAGCGTCTTGATTGGTAAAGATAGTGGCTGATGCAGATAAGGCCGGGTCTAAGTCAACGTTAATAACTTTTTTGACCGCCTTAATATCTGTCAGGCTCTTTTTCTCTAATGTTGCTAACACGTCAAGGATTAACTTGTTTCGTGTGAAGACAGATTTCCGGGCAATCCACTGAGCTACATAAGATAATAGATTTTGGTCTGTATCGGCTAGAAGTGTGTTAGAGATCGGCAAAATACCACCGCGTTCCTTAATCGTATAGCTAACCGGAACAAATTTCGGGTTATCCATATCAGGTATGTTGGTCATCTCTGCAAACTCAACAAATGGAGTCATGGTTGCTAGTTTCTCTAGCGTTCTTACCCCGGTACTTGTTGTTACATCTTCAACGTGAACAAACGGCTCTAATGATACATATTGCCGTTTCAACTCATTGATCTTGGTATCTAAATCTTTAGGAATGATATAACCGCCGTCCTCATTCGATCCCGAAGTCATGGCTCTTTTTTCCTCTAGCAAATCGAATTCATTTCCACTTAGAGTACGATTCCGTAGAGTTTTGAGGAATACACGATTATAATTCTCATCTGAGGAATCCGTTGCTTTTCGTTCTGTGATAATCGCCGGAGCAGACACCGAATTTGTATTATCCAAGGCCATACTACCTTCATACTCACTGAATTCCTCTAACAATGTAATCTTTCCACGTATTTCTTCGGCTTCTTGTTTACGTTGGTTGGCTTCCTCAAGCTTCCCATCAAAAGCAAGCTGTTTTCCTTCTTTGACTTTAGACTCCAGCTGCTGGCGTAATTCTCGTAATTCTGGACGCATATATAATTCCTCGCTTTCAATATAAAAAGGACCTTTTTCATACAGATAAAAGGTCCAGCTCCATTAATATCTTTTCTCTTTCAGTCGGTAGGCTTCGCTTTAATTCCAGCTCTTTTACTCGCTCTCTACTACGAGAACTAACTATAGCTTCCGTATCAGGATAAGCAGGATAGGTTACAACTGATATGTCATATAGATTTTTGATTTTATTTATTCGACGCTCATAGATTTCATCATTATCGTTGTATGTCCAAGTTTCCGCATCCTTTGAAGAATGGTCAATCGAAAAAGCAAATGAACACTGGTCAACAACTCCTGCCCGGACATTCTCCAACAAATCCCGTGCAAAAGTAGTGTTTGTTGGCGTCAGACGAAACTTTAAACCAATGTCATCCACTGTAAGCTCTAGTCGTCCATTCTCCCCTGATACAGTGCTACGCGCTAGAGGAAAGTCTTCCCGATGGTTAAACAGTGCCACCACATCAGCCATATTCGTATCAATCAACGAATCGCGACTAATGATCTCCCTAAAAGGCGTAAGGATTCCCATTCTCTCCGACCATTTTTCAAACTTGAGTGCGTATCCCTCTATATACTCACTTTCGCTTTGATCTGTACGAATCTCTACCTTGCTTTGCAAGTATCGGATTTCTTTACTCATCGGTTCCATTTTTGTTTTTCTCACCCCCTTTAAGTAGGCCCGCTCTCCCGGCTTGATACTGCTCAATCATATCTAAAGTCGTAAAGTTTAGGCTCATATAATGCTTATCCCCTACATCACCAATACGATCTAACTCTTCCAATGCTCGAACCTCATTAACTGTATAGACCCCAATAGATATCATTTCCCGGTAATATTGCGCCCTCGCCTGACTATCTCCACGCAATTCACTGGTAACATTGAACTTACAATAATATCGCTTCTGGTCCTGCAGCGTGAAGAGTTTATAATTTATCTCTTCCTCCCAATTAACTACAATGGGCTGGATAGTAGACTTGATGTAATCAAGGCTTTGTTGCTCGACATTATTATAGGTAGACTTATCAAGCTGACCTAATTTATGTGGTGGGATTTTATAAATTTTGGCGATCTCTGAAATGCCGAACTTCTGTGTCTGAATAAACTCGGCATCTTTCAATGGCATAACTAAATTTTGAAAATCCATCCCACCATCTAAAACAGCTACCTTTTGATAGTTGCTCAAGCCACTATTCAATTTTTGCCATTCCTCACGGACTTTTTCCTTCGCTTCTCTTTTTAATGGAACAGGTACTTTTACGACCCCAGAGGATGCGGTCCCATTCGCATAAAAAGAGCCTAGAAACTTGTCGGCGGCCTGTTGAATCCCGATCCTCTCCCGGATTGCTGCTATTGGACTAATCCCCTTAAGCCCACTTTTCGATAGCATTTTAATATGTAACATATCGTACCAAGGAATTTTTCGTTGCTCTCCGCCCGGCGTAGTTGTGACATACCAAAGCTCACCCGTAACCTGATCTAATCTAACATCAGTCAACGAGGGATCAAGTATCCAAAGTGCCTTCGGCTGTCCGTTCCAATCCCAGTCTATATAGGAATATGCGTTACCCCAACAAATACAGTGTACTTGCATCGTTTCTTTAAATGTGTAAGCCGACATATACGGATTCGGACGGCTTCCCAATAATTTCGCGACCGGATGGGATTCCTCATACTCAATTCCACTTTTTCGTTTGCGGAATGTTTGTATAGGGAATTTCCCAATGTCGCCCGCCAAAATATTAGCGCATGTATAGACATTGCTGTTAGTAATCGCTGAATCACTGGTGACGGACTCCCCGCTGGCGGTCGGCTGCCCTCCAAATAATCTTTTCAACCAAGATTGAGGATCGGATAGGTCCGACTCTTCTAAGCCAATCAAGCTCCGAAAGAACATCTATTTCCCTCCCTTTGCAGATCGGCGCGCAATCAGATATCCAATGAAACAAAGTACGATACCCATGACGTAATAGCCTGCGATCTCATGTAACATAAAGCTCGCCTTGATGATAAAAAAGAGTCCCAAACAGATTAAAAAATCCTCCGATAGTAATTGGAGGAATCGAACTATTTTTAGTCTTTTTTTCATAGTAATTTCTCTTTATTAGCAGAGACAAATCTCCTTGTATTTTCCGTTGCTTGTTCTAAAGCCCCTAGAATAAGGACCCACTCTTGTAAGTATGATTTATTTATGTTTGCTGTTTCTACGTGTGCCGTCATCGTTTGTGGATCAATAACGATCTGTACATACTTCTTATCCATTAGTTAGCTGACCCCCAACCATAAAATATGCAGAAAAGAACAACTAACCATTAGGCCTAAAAGGAGCGAAGGCTAATTTTGGGGACATCTAGGAAATATCTGGTGGTTCAGTACAGGAAAGTTCCTAGAATGTATGGAGTCGGCACTAATTCGTCTCGACTAGCACTTAAACACGATATATCTAAACTGACGAGAGCAAAAAAATTACTCAAGTTCCAATTTCATAGTGTTTATCGGTACTTTCCGTAACTCAATTTCCATTTTCTGTTCAGATGGCCCCAAAATCGCCGTTCGCTCCCTCTGCCCCCATTAGAGGGTTAGTTGCTCTACAGTACATATTTTTTTATTTATGGCATAAACAAAATCGTACTGATTTCGCTGGTTTCCTTCATTTTTTGATCATAGAAGCTGGTAACCCTTTCGTTTGCTGGTACTAGATCTGGATGGCAACCAAAAGCGAAATAAGGGGCCATATGCAAATTTATTCCAATTTTCATGTCCGATAAGGTCTATTCCGCTGTTCCGTTGCTCCCCATACCCCACATACGACTACAACGCGGGCATAATTTACGCCCGTCTTCCATGACCATATATAACTCCGTAAGTTTCGTGCATTTGTCACACGGTTCTCCTTGCTCCTGAATCATCTCTGGCAAAACGCCTGTGCTTTCGTAATCCGAATTCAACAACATATTTAGGGTAGAAATTGCCCTATCGATATCATGCTCGTTGATAATCCCACGATTATCAACAAAGATAGCCCATGAACCTTCAGGATAGCCGTATAAAACATCAATCACTTTATTTTCATAACACAATCGACGAGGATTTCCTCTTTTAGCTGAATTCAAAACATCGATTATGTATGCTTTGTTTACAACTACTTCTTTCATTTTTTATCCCCTTTAAGTCAAAATTCATTAATCCAAATATCGTAACAGTTAGAGCATGCGCGAAGTTCGTTGTTATATTCTGTTCTTATACCGCAGTATGAGCAAGGTATGATCTCAGGGGGTCTTTCTTTTAGCTTTTTCATTGTCTTGTTGCAATATTTGCATATGTGAGGGTCAGGTTCGAAAGTAAAGGTGTTTGTTGACTTATGTATTTCACAAGTCGGACAGTACCAATCAGTGAATGTATGTGGCATTTTAAACACGCTCCTGTGAGTGAATTAACTTACGTAGGGGTACAGTCCAATGTACGAAAATGAATCAAATCTTACAGTCACTAAGTCAGCTACTAAGGTCACTTATCATCCCTTAGTAGTGTAACGCACGTCAAACTTAACCATGCCAGCTAGATCTAGTTTTTCTCCACTCACCAAGTCCATGATGGGTAGGATTTCGTTATTTGAAATGAATGATAGGGCCATTCTTGCATCCTTATCTTCAAGGTGAGCGATTTGACCATTTTCAAAGTAAATTTTCATGAGGGTTACGCCTTTTCCAGCTAAATAAAGGTTGTTTGTATTCATTTTTCGTTCCTCCTAGTGTTTGTGTAGAAATCCGTTTTCACCTTCCAAAACATGCCCCTGCGAGCCTGTATGAAAGCTCATTTTTGATTCTGAGTGTCTTTGTATCAAAGAAGATAATAAATCCTACAAACAGGCTTGTATTCCGTCTCGTGCTACTTATCCAAATAGCGATAGACTGTTGGTCTTGATAGAGATATAGCTACTTTGTGCGTTTCATCTTTTCTTTCTCTCGATCCCATGCATCTTTAGCATCTATAAGCAAACTTCTTTCCGTAAAATCAAACGATTTAATCAATAGTTCCCTAAGGGGTTTCAACTCATCTTCTTCAATCTTCAGGTATTTTTCTTTTTCCTTGCTATCCTGATCAGAGTACGATATTTCTTGAAATCGATCATGTAGCTGGAGCAACATTTGTGCATCAACATAGCGCTTTAAAAACCTTTTATACAAAGCTTCTTCTATCAGCATGAGATCCTCATCCGAAAATTTAGGTGTGTTTGACATTTTTTCTTCCTCCTAAGTTTTGATGGCTATAATCGCCTTGATATCAAAAACATGACTATGTGTCTAAATAGCTATATACCGTGGTTCGTGATATATCCAGCATCTCGGCGATGTCTTTGATGGGTGTTCCATCCTTGGCAAGCGTTCGGAGCATATCTACCTCTTTGGGACTGAGCTTCTTAGGTCTGCCACCCATTCTACCCCTCGCTCGTGCGGCGGCTTGTCCAGCTGCTGTTCTCTCACGGATCAGATTCCGTTCAAACTCTGCGAACGAAGCGAACAAGTGAAACATGAGCTGGCCAGTAGCATTCGATCGATCCATCGTGATGTTTTCCTGAAGACTATGGAAGCTGATCCCTCGTTCATTTAGGCCGTTCACTATCTCGATGAGGTGACGCATAGTCCGTCCAAGCCGATCCAAACGCCACACCACTAAGGTATCCCCTTCCCGAACATACTCCAAAGCCTCATCCAGTCCCTTTCGCCTCTCCTTGGCTCCAGACACTTTGTCCTGGTAAATCTTTTCGCAACCATACTCCTTCAATGCATCAATCTGCAAATCCAAATTCTGGTCGACAGTTGATACTCTCGCATAACCTACCTTCATACTTATCACCAACACCAATTATTTTACACATCAACCTTTACATAGATATCTTAACACAGTTTATTTACACAACCAAGAGGAAATTCTGTCATTTTTGAATCTAATTTCGTGTGTTCAGAAACTGACACTTTTCTTTACACATAAAGAAGGAGCTATTGCCTGTTCATCGAATTAATAAATTATAAAATTATGAATCTAATACAAGGGTAGGTGATATGTATGTGGACCTCTCGTGTCTCTAAACAAGGACAAGCAAGCATCCCAAAGGAACTACGGAAGCTATTGAATATTGAGGAAGGAGATATCGTTGCTTTCACTCAAAAGGACGGGAACATCATCATTCAAAAGGCTACTGTTGTAGTGGAGAACAAATGAATTGAAAAAGCTCACACTCTCATACTGGAAGGATTGTCGTGATTGGATAACCAATGGAACCTTAGTGAAGCTCTTAACGAGGAAGACTTTTTAGAACTGATAAGCGATATTCAAAATGGGATCAACGATCTCTTACATAGTCGTCATCTTAAAGCTGCGACAAATGAAGATCCGTTTGATCTACTCAGACAACAAATTCACATGCTGGATCATTTGGATTGGCAACGACAGAAGATCGAGGTAAATAAAAGACCACAGCAGACTCAATTCCCTCTCATCCGGGGCGGAGTATACTGGGTTCTACTCGGTTACAATGTCGGTAGCGAGTACAATAAAAGGAGACCTGCTGTTGTTGTGTCTGCAAAGCCCGGCTCTCCTCTTTGTACGGTTATTCCTCTCACATCCAAGCGGAAAAACGATAATCTTTGGTTTCATATAGACTTAGAAGAGTATGAGACAACGGCTGCATGTGAGCATTTGCGGATTGTAAGTCGTTCGAGGATCCATGCGCCCTATCGTCTAAAGAATCAGGATGTAGGAAAGAAAGAGAAAGATGGAAAACGTAGTAAGCGGAACCGAATAGCTACGATCTCTGAGAGTGATAAGAAAAAAATTACCAAGGTACTCAACACACTTTACACCTTTGAATAGGCACGATATAATGAATGTACATTAAACGTCCCATAGCGATCGTCGCTATGTGTATGAATTTCAATTACGTCCCAAAAAGCAGTCTTCTTATGAGGATTGCTTTTTGTGTTTATTGCATATACTAATACTACATAACGTCCCAGTATCTTAGATACTGTGTAGGGGAGGTGGGGAAACCCACCTTCTCATATTACTTGGTGACTATCAGAGGTGGGAAAGGTTCCCCATGCGCTGCTTCGGCAGTTACCAGAGATCCCGGATACGCCGCCCGGGCTGGTAGTCAAATCGTTTAAAAGGGTTTCTCTTCACAGGGAAACCTTTTTAGCATTTTCGGGCATACTTAGACCATCTCACTGTGAAAGGGTGTAACGATTTGATCTTCAAAAACAATTCGATTGCAATGATGGTCATAAAAAAGGTTTTCTTTTGGATGTCGCTATTCATAGGAATCATTACACTTGTTCTTTATCTATTTGATATTGCCACACCAAGCATATATATTGCGATTGCAGGCTCCCTAGTAGGGATGTTAATTGCTCTTGGTTTGATTTATTTACGTCGCAATGAGATTGATGAGTTCGTACTTGGAAAAAGGAATCAGGATTGATAGATCGAGAGACAAAAAACTGACCCACTTCATAAGTAGACCAGTTCATCAAAAGATAATTCCACCAATTGGATTACCATCATATTTACCTTTGATTTCCACCTCTGCTTCAATAGCAGTTTCATCTTCTTCCGGATTTTCCTCATCTACATATTTACGACATTTCGCATGCAACCATATATTCATCTCTCGATTATTCACAATCTCAATCTCATCAAAATCGTAACCACGACTAAGCAAATATTCTTCAATGATTTCGTCTAAGTCTTCCTCATTAATCTCGATCTTTCGTTCCACAAATCCTTCATCGCTATAGTATTTTGTAGGGAATACGTCTCTCATCTGCATGCCTGCTCTCTATGTAAATTTGACTATTCTAAGCAAGAAATGACCAGGCAATGGAATCGCCCAGTCGTTACATGCGGTTCATATATTATTCTACAACAAATCATTTAATTGGACGCAATAACTATCTAATGGGATATATTTCAAATCCAATACACCTGTTCAAAGAGTTCTTGAAACTGTTTCTTGCCGAAAATACAGCCTCCTAGCATCATACCATCCACCGCTACAACTCGATCAAATGATACTTGTATCTTCCGCTCTGTTATAGCTTGAATTGTAGCTGTCACTCCCTCATAGGCTGTTCCGATCCGTCCGAACCACACATCATTTATCTTGAACTCCATAACACTCTCCTTTTTTAGTGTCCCAAAAGTACCAAAATGGGGTAGGGGGTCTTGAAAAAATCCCTGTGTGTTCTTTGAAGCTCCCCTCTCGGTCCCCACTGATCAAAGGTAGCTAACTCTAACAGGAGGGGGCTACTGACTGCTTGCTTTTACCCGTTCTCTCTCAACCTTCATCGCATGTTTCAGGATCCGCTCAACCGCTTTCGTACGTCTCTTTTTAATGTCGTTATAGCTGAATCTCATGACCTTCCAGCCCTTACGGTACATGTAAGCATCTCGTCCTCGATCGTGAGCCTGTCTATTCTTATGATATCGCTGGCCGTCCAACTCTATCACCAACATATACTCAGGTATCGCGAAGTCCGCCCAGTATGAGCTGATGGGATATTGAGGAACGATCTTCCCTTTGAACATCTCCACTCTTCGCAACTCGTAGTACATCCACCGCTCTATCCTCGAATCAGTCAGAAACATATTTTTGTCCAGCCCTGGAAGATGGCCTCTCCCGATCTGCTCCAAAATGAACTCAACGGCTAGGATAGGTGAGAAGATCCATCTGACGGTCTGCTTGACTTGCTTTTTCCTCTCGATGTATTGCCTGCGAGTTTTACGGTAGACTTTTTTTAGCTTCTTCCATTTCCGCTGCATGCTGGCTATCAGCTTTTTGACTCGCATATAACTCTCTCCCCATATAGTTGAAAGCACCATCCATATAAGGAATGATGCTCACAATCGAGATTTATTTACTATCATCAGGTGGTACAAGCGGATTATCTTTAAGCGCATCAAATCTTTCTTTATAGAATCCGCCTAGTTTGTAATACTGTAAAACCTTGCGTCCCTTGCTTTCGGGCAATCCTCGTGATTCAAGGATATCTAGTAACACTTCTTCACTTGTAACATCCTTGTGATTTCCGGATTCAATCTCGTCAAACAGTTCATCGACTATCACAATTTCATCTACAGAAATAAAATCATACTCTTCCCATATGGCTCTAATAGATGGTTCCATTCCATGTTGTAAGCCGTAAACATGGTGATCCGAACACTCATTAGGAATACCTAAAGCCTTTTGGATTCGATATATCTCACCTAATAGCTTTCCATACGCCACCTTTTTCTGGATATCCATTTTAAATTCCCCTCACTTCTTAGGTGAAAGAAACTTATCCGCCTTTGTTTTAAATAACGTTTCCACAGGCTTCTGATTCTCGTTATTCGTCCATCCACTAGGATTTTCACCCTTCTTTGCTTTCGTCCAGTCTCCACGTTTTCCACTCGCCTTTAACCAAGACATATGTATCTCCCCTTAAATTTTTATATAACTGTTAATTCTGTATTTTTTGTCGAAACTCCTGTTAACAATAGGAACCAGCTTCCGTTCACATTGACAATCTAATATTTTATCTTAAAATACAGAATAGAAACTCGCTAGATCAAATATTTTTCAGGGGAGATTATATATGCATTCACAGAAACCCGATCAACTAGACTTCTCATCATCGTCTTTGCAAGAAGGAAACGGATCTCCCACACAGAGTCAGCCACCATCGAATGAACACCAAACTCCTAGATGGCCTGCTGGCATCCTTTCGTTCGTGAAGCGTATTCAAGAGCGAATCGGAAAAAAAGGACTCATCGCTGGACTGGTATTGGTTCTTTCAATTAGTACTCTCTACATAGTAGGAGCCGTTACCGCTCAAGATCCACATACTCTAGTAAAGGAATTTGAAACAGCCGTCTATGAAGGGAACACAGAGAAACTAACAAAAATGCTGGTTTCAAACGATTCCAAGGTGAAAATAGATGCAGAATCGATGAAAAAACTGATGGCCATTATGAAAAAAGAGCCGAAGTATCAGAGTATCGTTACTTCGAGTCTTCGATCCGCTGCCGATCTATACACGAACAAAATACAGGGTACGGATGATTTTGTGGAAGAGTATGACAAAGTGAGCGATGGAAGTGAGGGTTATCGTGGCGATATCTACCTCCATCGGAATGAGATTCCTTTTTTCTATGACACGTATGAGATTCGCATTCATCCTTACCAGGTTGCGATCACGACCAATGAACCCAACACCAAGATCATCTTCAACGGAAAAGAAGTATTTCAAACCAACTCCAAACAACTTACTCATGTGGAAACGGTTTTACCTGGAGTACACCATGTCAAAACTGCTAAAAGTTATGATTTCTGGGAGCTAACAAACGATAAAGAAGTCGCTGCTATTAATGAACCTACCGGAAAGGTAGAAGTCAGTCTCGAAAGTAAAGGGGAAACGGTTAGTCTATCATCACTCTTTCCCCAAACTAAGTTAGTGATAAATGGGAAAGACACGACCAAACTGGTTACGGATTATGAGAAGTTTGGACCAGTAGCAAAACAGAGCGGAATGACCGTTCTAGGCGAAACAGAGATGCCCTGGGGAATCGAAAAAAGCTATGAAAGGGAGTTTCAAACAGGTACCGAGAAGTATGATCTAACCCCACAGACATTAAGCACTAAGGAGGCACGTACACAGGTTACAGAATTGATTAATACTCATGTGAAACAACGTTTGCGTTCCATGGTGGAGGGAAATCCAGCCGTATTCACTCAGATTTCGGATACATTACGCAAGGATTTGGTAGAAGATATCCAATTTAGTAAAAGCTCTCATGAGTATTCGGGACGGGTTCAGGATTGTAAGATTGACTATCATCAAGTAGATTATCTCCCTACAACCAATCCGAATATCATTCTTTTCACTATCCCGATTATTGAACATCGAACGATTACAGATAAAAAATCTTTCTTTTCGAAAGATGCCCAAGAGGAATTTAACGAAAAGCTGGTCTCGATCCAGTACAACAAAACCACGAAAAAATGGCTGATTAGTAACCTTGTTGATGATCGAAAATGGGAGCGGAATCGTGGAGACGATTATATGAATAATCCTGATGTAGTGAAAACTGAATTTAAATAGTTGTTGAAAGTCCTATTATCTACCCGATAACAGGACTTTCGTTGTTTTAAAAGGAATCTCTTCAGTAAACTTTGTGAGGAGAGATTTCTGTATGGTTATCGACTTTGAGTTGAATTATGTTGCTATTCTACTAGTCCTATTTCTTGCGATCCGCTTCAGACAAGTTTCTTTCGGAAGACTCATTCTGGAATCAGTCTTCCTCAGTTACCTCACCATGGTAGCCAGTTACACTCTATTCCCGATCTACATACAATTCGAGGATACCAGGTTTCCTTGGTACCATACCGTCAACTTCATTCCATTCGCTACGATCCCAATCGATTCATCGTCTATTCATATTGCAAAGTGGTATGTAGGCGGCAATCTCATAATGCTTATGCCATTTGGCTTTCTAGTCCCGTTTATATGGAAATGGGTCAACACATTTCGAAGAGCATTCATCGTATTCTCCTATGTATGAGTTTTGCTATCGAAATCCTGCAATTTCTCTCAGGTACTCGAATCTCAGACGTTGACGATGTCATTTTCAATACAACTGGCGCTTGTTTTGGATATAGCGTGTATCGTGTGTTACGGTGGGCTTTAGCCAAATGGATCTATCGGAAACGTCATATCATGTCAGGTGAATCGCTATGAAACTTGGTACGTACTTCTTCCATGTTGTTTCATGGTAAATCTAGAGGGAAAAGAACTATTTATACGGAAGGTTGAGTTGATATTGTTCAAAAATAAATAATAGGACGTGAAATAACATGGGCAAAATACGCAGTCATATCACCGACTCATCACTTGTAACTAAAGATGTTACAGCAGGAGATCCATCTAACCACTATATAGAGCAATATTTGAAGGGGAAAGAAAACGGTACGGTAACATTTGATCGTGATATAGTAGATCCAGAAGTGGAAGACATGATTATCAGAGAGACTTTATCGACTTATTTTCAGGCAGACTTAAAAGTTGGCAGTATTCTCACGAATCACTACACAGATATAGACATAATTGAGAATGCTGTATCTACAAAAAAAGATCCAAAACTAGAGATAATACAAAAGATAATAAATGTACATCCAGTGGTGTCAATCCAAGATCAAGAAATATTACTAGGCTTTCTTAGTCGGTACGCCTACAGCTTAGAAAATCAACAAGCTATTTCCTTTCTGGAATCGAACGTACAAGACGAAACCGTAAGTCCTTCCGCCGCTTATGATGGTGACTCTGCTGGAAATTGGGCCTATAAAAACTACAACAAGTACCGAACAGATTATCCTAGATTCACAGGTAAATTCGGCACAGATTGTACGAATTTTGTGTCTCAGGCAATGCACATCGGTGGTGGTAAGCCGAAATCAGGAAACTGGAGTATCTCAAGAAAAAACACTAGATATTGGGTCATCAATAGCGTAGAACAGTTAAATTACAGTTGGAAATTGACAAATCCAAGTCCGTGGATTGCTGTGAGAACCTTTGAAAATTATTGGAGACCAAAATCTAAAACTCATAGCATGTCCACAGATTATTATCGTAAGAATCATAAAACAATCTACAACAGAAGTATTAGCAAGGGAGACGTTGTCATTCTTCATAAGGGTGTCTCTGGCGTAGTCACAGTACCATCGCATGTTATGATTATCTCTGAATATGATTCAAATAAACATGATTTTAAGCTCGCAGGTCATTCAGTTGAAAGACAAGCTCATCCGTTATTAACGGCAATCGGGTCTTATGCTCATCTACAAATATTAGAAATACCATGATTCTATTTAGGGGTCAAAGGAGATTTTTAAAATGAAATGGAGAAAGAAAGTAGTAAAATTCTTCATATCTGTTATCGTTATCATTCTCCTCATACAAATTCCTTTTGTACAAAAGGGAATCGCAACCATTTCGACCTATGCATATGTCACCACCAAGTACTATGACCAAGACTTACAGTTTCAGTCCACTGAATTCGAGCCCCATTTTGATGATTATTTTGTTCATTATAAGGACAAGAAGGGGGAGTCTGTGTATTTTACAGTCACACCGTATTTCTTCCCAGTTCTTGTCATTTATGACCCACTTGACCCAGAATAATTATGCTGACATATTCCAAGGGAAAAAGAGGCCATTCCTTCGAGAGTGGCTTCTTTTTCTATAACCTTCTCCTACCTCCAATACAATCCGAATTCTCGTAGATTGCCCCATCGTACAGGAACAGAAGCTATCCCTCTCTCTTTTGCGACAATGTATCTGGTATAGCCATCTACTAGCAACATCGTTTCTTGATGGACAACTATGCACGTATCTAGCTCACCTGTTTTCTCTAGGTGCTGCCGAATCCGATCAAGTTTTTCCTCTCGTGGTTTAGATTGCTCCAGCTCGAATGGAATCTGAATTCGATCAAGCTCAACCATTGCCATTGCTTTTGTAATCATTTGTTCCAGCTCCCCTGTCGTCTTAATTGCTCTCCACTGCACGCTTAATATACTCTTTTTGAGTGATCTCGCCTCTCGCTCTGGCTAAGAGTAACTCCATATCTTCCTCTATCAGATCAAGTCCTTCAAAGGCCATAGTGGCTTGTACGTTCGGTAACTTCGCTGATATCTGTTCTTCAGTCCATTTTCTTTTCATAGAAAGCTCTCCCTTTCTTCTCCCTATCTCACCGAAATCCTTACCCTTTGGCCATCTTTGTATCGTTCAAGTTTGTTCCCGATGTATGATCCAGCTCCCCTGTTATCTTTGGGACTCACATATTTTATGTCTGCACCTTTTCCGCCCTCAGAACACAGGGCCATTGGAAATTCATCTCGATCATACCCCTTCTTGGTGGGTATCCCCTTGAGAGATCCCTCACGCCGCTTCTCTGCTCCTTTTCGATCGATGGTACAAGTATCCGTCTCTCCCTTCTGAATGGCTTCCTTGATATGCTTGGCCGTTTCTGGATAGCGGTCAGAAGGTAATTCAATGGTGGCGACTACAGAGTCTGCATTCGCTGGCTTCTCTTGAATCTGGCAGCCAACTAGCAGAAGTATCGTAGAAACTACTAGAATGAGAAAACGCTGCACGACTCCCACCTCCTATTGTTCGGTTTTATACAGAAATATGCATCTGGATCCAGAAGGAATGTTAGGATATCTGTTTTATCCTCTTGTTGTGATTGCGTGGTCTGGAGAACAAACTTTTCTGCTGTCCATACCACGCCTATTAACCACTTGTTAATCAAGTTGTAAAAACTTGCTGTACTTTCTCAAGAACACGAATTCGACTGTTCCTAATGGACCGTTCCGATGTTTGGAGATCATGACCTCGGCAACATTTGGCTTTATTGAATCTGTATTGTAATAGTCGTCACAATACAAGAAGATAACTACATCTGCATCGTCTTCTAAGCATCCTGAATCTCTCAAATCCGATAAGATAGGATGTTTATCCTGCCTTTGTTCAACCGTACGAGATAGAGCAGTAACTGCAACGATCGGACAATCTAGCTCTCTGGCTAAAAGCTTTAATGATCTTGCAATATGACTCGTTCGCTCATAAGAAGATCCGTTTGGTATATCAACATCAATCAATTGGAGCGAATCAACTACAATCAGTCCGATTTCGCCTGCCTTTTGTTTGAGCTCCCGAACATCTGACTGAATCTGTGACAAACTAAATGAATCCTCAATGATCCGGATGGGTGCTTGATTTAAAGACTCAATCGCTTTTCCTACATGCTCCCACTCATCCTCGTTCAATTTTCCAGATCTTATAGCGATAGAATTAATGTTTCCTACCATTCCAACCATCCGCTCTGCAATTTGAGTCGCTGACATTTCGAGACTGACAACAACTACTTCTTTTCTCTCTAACAATGCAACATTGGTAGCCAAGTTCAGTGCAAATGTAGATTTCCCCATGCCAGGACGAGCAGCAAGCACAATCAAATCTCCTTTGTTTAAGCCACTCAATGTATGATCTAAGTCTGTATAGCCTGTTCGCAATCCAGATATTCCGGTCTGTTCATAGTGTCTTTGCTCAATCTGTTCAAACGTTTTTGATAGCACGGTTTTAATATCCTTAATTCTCTCGTTTACTTGATCTTTTGTGGTCATATGTCTCTCCTAGGTTGTATTATGGGTCTGGAAAACAAACCGTTCTGCTTTCCAGACCCCCCATATTCTGTTATTCATCACGCTTAGGCATCAGATTCTTGTCTAGCTGAAGAAACTTTCCGTATTTCTTCAAGAAGAGAAGTTCAATAGATCCAACTGGACCATTCCTCTGCTTAGAAATGATCACTTCACAGATATTCTTCCTCACCGATTCCTCATCGTAGTAATCATCACGATACAGGAAGATCACCACGTCTGCATCTTGCTCGATAGATCCAGAATCCCTCAAATCAGATAGCATAGGTCTCTTGTCTTGACGTTGTTCTACAGCACGAGAAAGCTGTGAAAGTGCAATTATCGGACAATCTAGTTCGCCAGCAAGTAGTTTTAGTGAGCGAGATATCAGACTAATCCGTTCATTAGCATTGGCAAAGTTCCCTTCGACATTGATGAGTTGCAGATAATCAATAATGATAGCTCCAATCTCTCCATGCTTACGCTTAAACTTAATCGCATTGGCTCGAATCTGATTTAGGCTACGTGCTTTATCATGTATCTTCATAGGGGCATCATGGAGCGTACTAATCGCATCTGTAAGCTTATCCCAATCTCCCTCTTCCATCTTCCCAGTACGAATGGATTGTGAGTCTATATTTCCCCACATGCTTAGTAGACGCTGAGAGAGTATTCCTGCCTGCATCTCAAGGCTAAATACGACAACTGGTTTCCCCTCCCGAACAGCCACATTGGAGCCGATATTGAGCGCAAAGGCAGTTTTCCCCATTGCTGGACGTGCTGCCACGATCATGAGGTCGCCCGAATTTAGCCCATTCAGCATGTTATCCATGTCGGCATATCCAGTAGGAGTTCCAGAGATGCCCGATGGATCCATAGAACGCTTCTCAATCAGATCAAATGCTCCCATGAGTAATGATTTTAAATCGGTTCCCTCTTCATCATCAGACACAGTCCGTTCTTGAATCTGATGGATTTTTTCTTGCGATGAAACCATAATCTCCTCAATGTTTTCCACTCGTTGAGCTTGTGACACTAATTGTTGACCTTGGACCATCAAGTCTCTACGTATTGCCTTTTCTCGGACGATTCCTGCATAGTAATCTGCATTGCTAGCTGTGGGGACAAAGGAAGCCAATTCGGTTAGATAAGCTACTCCGCCAGCTTCCTCCAACCAATTCTTTTTCTGCAATTCCTCTGTAAGTGTCACCATATCAATTGGCTTCTTGTCATCTCTCATTTCACACATGATGGCAAACAATCGCCGATGTCCGATCCGGTAAAAGTCGTCCGTATTCACCTGTCCACGGACTTGATCCATGCAACTAGGTTCTAAGATGATTGCGCCTAATACCGATTGTTCTGCCTGCTCGTTGTAAGGTGCGATCATGGTTTCATTTTCCATTAGTAGCCCACCGCCTCTGGATCAATTCCTTGTGCTATCAAGTTAGCCTTAATAAGCTCCAAATCTGTTGGATCTTCATCTGCTTGCGTGGTAGCTTGTTCTCTTTTGGCTGGAGGCTCAACATCCCATCCATTTGTAATGGCGTACTGAATACCACCATAAATACTTCTCTTCAAGCCTACAGCATCATGGTAATCTTTTGCATTCTGGATACAGTCACTTATATCAACATCATTCTGTTCAGCTAAGGTCAAGAGATCCTTGGCTTGTTTAGGTCTTACTTTCTTTCCAAACTTCTCATTTATGAGATCAACAACGACAACAACGTTTTTATCTAGTTCTGTATGTTGTTGTTGTTGTTTATTTAATTCAATATTATTTGTGTCGCAATTTGAGACGGGGCACGTCTCATTTTGAGACGTCTGGGGAGGGGTCTCAAAATGAGACTCCCTAGTATTTTCAATGGGAGTCTCATTTTGAGACCCACTTTGAGACTTGGAAGATTTTTTTGTTCGCTTTTTCTTTGCTTTAGCAATTTTCTTCTCTTCCTCTTCCATCCGAACAGCAGATCTTAGTAACTCGACAAGCTGATCTGAGATATCGTGGAACTTAAATACGTTAGACTGGTTAGGACGATGAATGATGGTGATGAGTGGAATCGTAGGATTTGGATTTTCTGTAGAACGGATAAAAGTCTTAATGGCCCGGTTGTATGTTGCTTTGGAAATATGGGCCTCTAGACAAACTGTAGAGACAGCAGGCATACAACCTTGAGGCAAACTGGCATATCTACGAAGAATACCATAAACTATCTTTTCGGTAGGTGTCAGTACAGTCGAAGTAAGAATGACATTTGGAATCATGGTGAAACCTAGTCTTTCATTTTCAGATTCAAATACTGCTTTATCTTGTGTGGTTGACATATATTTAAATTCCTCTCCTCGATCGACCACCAAGGAAGAGTCTGCTTATCTACACAATTAGCCAAAATTCCCCTGTTGTTTTTATTACAACAGGTATATAAAATAAGAATAATAGTAATTATGGATATAGCGACCTTCCTTGTTCCTTTCCCAAGGTTTTGGTTGAGTCGTTTATAAAACGACCTTTCCTGGTCGAATAATAGCAGAGCTTTTACAGTGGCAAACCGGCCAAAGTTAGACACTGTGAAGGCTCTTTTGCTTTTATTAAAAACAAAAATCCTCCCTAGACCTAGGCAGGATCGCTCGCTATTTTATATATTCGAGTAAATTTGTACACACATTATTGACCCAGCAATAAAAAGTGAATACAATATACCTGAATATATTATTTACAAGTATCTGTTGGTAGCAGATACTTGTAACCCTAATCTATAGGGACAGCGGCGACCTGTGCGTAAGGTCGTCTTTCTGTTTTTTGTTGGTTCAAGTCTACCATTGTGTTTTGACTATTACAAGAATAATAGTTTTGGCTAAGCACCTCTATTTAGTTATTAGGGGTGCTTTCTAATGCCTTTTTCTTGAGTTTCCTCATCTGCTTATCATAATCGTGAAGTCTATCAGACAGAGCCAGTTCCCCTTCTCTGAGATCGTCCAATTGATTTTCGACTGTATCCAATCTTACTCCCATGTCGGATTTAAATTCCGCAATATCCTCGCTATTTTTGATGACCTGTTCTTTTGTTGCTCTGACCTCCAACTTGATCTCATCTAATTGGGTATCAATACTATCAAAACGCTTCTCTACACTTATTTTCATTTCATTAAAACTCTTGAGAATCGTTTCCAAGGTCGCTTCCATGTTATCCATTCAGGTGCCCCCCTTTTGTGTTAGATAGATCGTTGTTAATTCCTCAAACGACTCTTTGAGAGATGGATCGGTGGAATGCTGCATTGCTTTTCTGAGTCGTTCATACTCCCGATCAAAAACAAACTTAACATCATGACTCTGTCTTGGATAATCAACAACACTTGAACGAAGAAAGTTACATTGCTGGATTAAGCCTAGATCCAAGTAATGGTGAAGCTCGTATGGAATGTTTACTTCTTTTTCCACTTTAGGAACGGATACTCCCTCTACCTCAAAGAGTTCACCAGGAGTTACTTGTAAGTAGACACATACTTTCCCGATTATTTCTGCATTGAAGCTGGAGGCTATATTTTTTGCTATACGTCGCAACGATTCATATGACGTATCACTTAGACCAATGTCGGTTGCTATCTTTCTAAGGGACAGCCCACGTTTTTTAGCAATTTGTTCTAGTTTGCATTTCATTACAGGCGTCATATTTCGTCCTCCTGCTACCATTATAAATATGCCAACTTAATTAATCAATACTTAAATATTATTAATTAAATTAGTAATTAATCATTGACTAACTAATATGTTTAGTAATATGATGTGTTTAGATACAACAAAGGAGGCGATCACATGATAATCCAACCTCGAAAATGGTTAGCAAAGACCAAAAAGGAACAGATGGAAATTTTGTATGGGCTGGCTGAACTCACCAGACAGAAAAACATCTTACTTGTTGAGATTCAACGAGTCGCTTAGGAGGTTGTTATTGATGGCAGTGAAGACGATATATCGTGAGATTTCAATTGATTGTGATTCCTGTTATATGAAGTACGTCATTGGAGCGAAGATGAATGACTTGGAAGACTGGGCAAGATGGGAGCCTGTTGAGGATGCGTCCTGTCCCTGCTGTAAGTCAGAGAACTTAGATGAACTATATGGATTAGTTCCCTACTACCAAGCAAAGCGCATTGGAAAACGGGCATATGTTCATTCGAAAGAATCAGCAGAATGGAGTAATTTCCTTGATTTTTGTTACGAAGTTGCGAGGCTGACTGACTATACTTTGGATAAATTGATCGAGATCATTGAAGAGGAGAGCCTACATGAAAATATGTGAGGAGTGTCAGACGAACCGAGCCACTCACTCAAGAGAAGTCAGCGAATCTGGCTTACGAAGGAAGAGTCTCGTCTGCTGGAGTTGCTTAAAGCCCTACCATGATTACACGGACCAGACGATCATTCGCCTGGCGGATGCAAAGAAAGTCAATCCTGCTACTTGTGATCTATGTGGCTTTTCTCCAAGCAACTATTTATGGGATGAAAAGCTCAGGGAAGATGGAGAAACAAATTTTCATTGCAAGAACTGCGGAGACTTGATTGGATCATCTGGAGATGAATGGAGGAAATAGTGTGAACGAAGAATCGAAGTGTTCATCTTGTGGAACCGAGTTGTACCAAATCTATTGGGGTGTATGGGTGTGTCCCTATCGCTTTTGTAGTCTCAATACTGAACGGGAAGCGAGGAGAAGAGATGAGGAACGTCGTTCAACTAGATACTAAGTCGGCCAACGCAATAAAAGAGTTTCTGAAGGTAGTCGAAACTACTCCAGAAGCTCTTGAAGATTGGAAAATAAACTACTGTGATCAGGTTTGCGCCCTGGATCACTCCTCCATCCTATCACAAAGCTGGTGGAAGTTGAAATGATCGATGCAGTACGTTTCATTCAACTAGAACTTTTCCTGGTCGATGGCCAGCAGCTGTATCTCAATCCAGATTGCCTTCCCGATCTGAACAACATGAATCCAATGGTGGAGCAATTTGGATCTACTTGGATCGCTGTGACTTGTGGTGATTGTAGCTATCTAAGCGGATCCACATGTCAGAAAAGCAATCAATCACACGATTCATCATGGAATGCATGTGGTCTTATTAAGCTGAAAATTTGAATGTTTATTATAAATCAATCTGTCGAGGGGTCTTTCAAGCAAGTTCACCCCCTCTCGACTAACTTTTCGTCAGTGATGATACCTAAGCAGACTCTGCTTCCCTCCTCTACGTACACTACCCATTAAAAACCTTGATTTCGCTGGTTTCAGAGGAGGTTGAGCAAGAAGAGAGGGGACACAACCATGATTGAATTTTCACTACCCTCTTTAGAAAAAATGAGGGAATGTTGGAGAGATATCCCTTCATATGAGGGATATCAAATCAGTAGTTTTGGTCGTGTTATACGTAAAAGGCAAGTTAAAAAAGATCGTTATGGGAATCGCCGAGTACTTCAGGAGCTGGCTATCAAGTCGTTTCGTACCAAACGAGGATACATGTACGTGAACCTTCATCAAGAAGGAATGAACAGCAAACCTTACATCCATCGTTTGGTTGTCTCCAGCTTCTTTCCTGAAGCTCTGGATGAACCTGTCAGGCACAAAGACGGTAAGAGAGCCAACAATCGCTTGGACAATCTCGAATTCTTTCTGTCTCGTGAAGATTTCATACAAAGTCCAATCAGGGAGCGAGAGTTAATCAGGGAGTTAACAGCTCATTCCTCCTCCCTGCTATCTCATGAAGATGAGGAATTTGTGAAATACATTCATCGATCTGGTTGTAAAGAGTTCGGTATGGCTGTCCTAGCTAGGGAATACGGAGTTGATATCAAAGAGATCAAGCGCATATTGGAGGTGGCTCAATGACCACTAGTTACGGCGGTTGCTCCAAAGAGATGTATGAGCTATTAGAGGATATGAGCAGAGAGAAAGACTACTTGGAAAAGGTTAGAAATGTTGAGAAGGGCCTCTTTGGAAAGCCGAAACAGAAGAAAAAGCAGTTAGTTTTCGAACGTCAACAAGTCCTATGCTCATGCAAGAAAAAAATGCACAGGGTCGAGCGTGGTAAAAAAAGATCTTGTGTAGATTGTTTTATCAAACAACAAATTTTTGATGAGGAGATCAAGAGAGCAGGGAGAGCAAGAGTACCAGTAGGCTACTTGATATTAAAAAATGACATGGTGATCCCGTTTGTATGGAATCCCGATATTGACTATCTCACAATCAAAGAGCGTCGTAGGAAATCTGGCAAATGCTTGGGAGTAGTGGGGCTAGAAGGCCAGATGAAATACATTCCAGCCTCCCTGATAGTGAAGATCGAAGGAGCTGACGACGATGAATTGGCTTTCGAGGATTGTGACCAAATCGCCCTGGATCGAGGATAAGATTTGGAAATGGATTGAAAAGGATCGCCATATGTGGGACGACGATGATGATTGGAAGCAAGAACCCTACTATGTTATCCAAGGCGATGGCTCCTCCCTTTCCATCAAGATCAATCATGATGAAATTATAGTACACGAACATGATGATTCCATGTGTTTTGAATGCAGGCAGGCTCAAGCTACACATGGGATCAATCAAAGAGGATTTTGTCAGAAGTGTGCATTCCAGTTAGACGTTATAGAGCGAGAGACAGAGCGAGCTAAGAGAATGGAATGGTATCCGATCGGCTTCTTTGTTTCAAGGTCTAGAACTACGTTTCCCTTTGTTTGTAGAGACGGAATAGACTATGAAAAAGTCTATGTTCGGGCGTTGGAGCAAGATAGAGATATGAAACTGATCGGCCTTGGTGGAAAGCTAGAATCCTTATCAGCCCGAGAAATGATCATACTGGAACGTCCTCAAGATTGTTATGTTTTGTTAGATAGTGAGATCATGGAAAAGATCACAGGTGATAATCGGCGTTAAGAGAAGACCCACTCCCCTCCTCCCTATAACAATGAAAAGGATGGATGAAATGGCTTGCAAATACTGTGGTTCTGACTATGCTACTTTTGAATGGAATGGTGTAGAATTGTGTATATATAATCCTGCTTGCCTCGACGATGCGGTGTGTGATTCTTGACCGTGTGCAAGTAGTCAGAATTATGACGAGGAATAATAGATGACTCCACAGGAATACAGAAAAAAATATACCTGTATTCCTGTAAAAACGTAAATACATTTTGACAGGTAGAAAGGGTGATCTAGGTGCAACAAGGCAAAGCAACAATGGTGAAAGTTAATGTTATTGCAGGTTGTTTGATTGGACTATGTGTGTTGATCCTTTCGTATATGCATACTACAGCACTTTTTGATCGAGCTGGCTATAAAGGAGTATTCTCACACATAGGAGTAATTGGTTTTGAGCTTACTTTTGTACTGGGTACGGTTACGGTAATCTGGTCTAGATGGATCGATGAGAAAGTTGGGAGATCGGCGAGGTTTGTTTTCTGGTTGGGGGTAATAATCAACGTCTACTCCAATGTAACATCGGGTATAGCAAAGAATGGAGAACCTCTGGTGTTTTTCAAAATTGGAGGAATTGTAGTGGATGAAGCTGTTTTGATTGGAGGTCTTATTCCACTTCTAATAGTTGCGGCGGAGATGGTTGTGCAGGATGCTCTCCTCCACCAGAAGCAGAAAAAAGAAGTGGAAAATTCTCCACTTACTCCAGTGAAAATTGGAGATTCAATCTTCACAAAGATAGACGATTCCTCCAATAATGTTATAGTCGTTTCTCCAGGAGAATTAGATGGAGGGATCGTTGGAGACTCCAAGCCATTCCATATAGAGATAGACGATCATATCAAACAAAATAGAGGACTGGAGGAGATTGCATACAAGCAAGAATCGGAGGATTTGATTCCTCCAATCAAGGAGATAGAGAAGATATCTCTCATGAAGGAAGAGGAAATCACCCCTCCAGTTATACAAGAAACTCCAGAAAACATCTCTACATTCTCCAGTCAATATGGAGACAATCAGGAGGAGTCTCCAACGGAAAACAGTAAAGAATCCTCCAAGATAGTGATGGAGAAACCTTCCAATCCTCCAGCTAAAAAGAGGAAGATCTCCAGAAAAAAAGTTACATCAACTCCCTCCTCCAGCCATGCAAAGTCTCCATATGAAATAGCCCTCCAGCTTTACAAAGAAGATGGAGAAGTACCCGGGAGAGGAAAACTCCAAGAAGTAGCTGGATGTAAAGAATGGCCAGCTCGACAAGCTATCAAACAACTAAAAGAGAATATTGGTTGAGTGGGAATCCGTATAACCAGAAACCTGTAAAAACATACTTACAGGTTTCTGGTTATACTTTTTTTAGTATTCCTGTCTAATCAGTTTTGCAAAATTCCGTAGATCAGTATTACTTGTTTTCAGCTTAACCTGTTTATCCATAACCACCAAATAAAAAACAAGCAGATCGGGAATTCGACCTACTTGTTTTTCTTTAGAGTACTTGGATCAGGAACGCCCAATTCGTCTAAGTGTATTTTGATTGCTTCTTCAGCGATTTCGTATTCAAAGCGATCAAACAAAACAGATGCTAGTTTTAAGCGATTTGCCAAAGACTTTTTGAATTCAAAAGTCTTTTTGTCTCTACCTTCTTGACTGGATTCCTGTCTAAGTGGCTGTACAAGAGACTGGGTTCCTTTGTTGCTGGCTTTCTTCTTAACAGTATTTCCGGCTTCCAGTTTTTCAGGAATTACAGGTTCTTGGCTCCCTGTAATTACACTTTCTTGGACATCAGGTTGTACAGGCTTTTGTATTTCTATCTCCTTGGCTTCCTGTATTCCTGTATAAATAGCTTCTTGTAATACTGACTCAACAGGAATCATCTTTTGTGTCTTTTCTGTTTCCTGTATTTCAGGCTTTTTGACTTCTCCCAGCAAATCCTCAAATAGCTTTCGCTTTGACTTTGACACGGTCTAACAACTCCTTTACCAACGAGATATAAGGCTGCAATGTTGCCTGATCTCTAGTCACAGCTTTTTGAATACCCGTTATAGAGAACTCCTTGATCCTTACACGTCGTTTGATTACAGTAGTGAACATCTTTTCTCCGAATTGCTTACATGCTTTCTGATAGATGGCTTCATCAATTGTTGCTATTGAATCCATCATAGATACAATTACACCTAAGAAATTCATATTTTGATTGATTTGTTCCTGAACTAATTCGACTGTCTCTTCATAACGTAACAAACCATCATAACAAAATGGTTCGGGTTGGAAGACAGCGATAGAGAAATCAGAGGCCGCTAAGCCGTTTAATGTGTGATCTCCAAGGTTAGGAGGGAGGTCGATCGTGATGAAATCATAAGCATCCTTTAGTGGCTGTATGGTTTCAGCTAACAGAGTCATGGGATTGCCACTATAGTCTCGATAAATGTATTTGGATAGGTATGCTAGGAAATCATCAGCAGGGATGAGATGAAAGTTATCGCTGATCGCATGGATATAGGGAAGAGCATTCTTTTCTTTTAGTGCTTCAAGGATAGTCCTTTCTTCGAAATCAAAAAGGCTCTTTCTAGTAATCATTTGCGTGAGATTCCCCTGGGAGTCAAAGTCTATTGCTAGAACTTTGTAACCAGCGTTTGCTAGTAAATCACTAATGATAGCACAGGTTGAAGTCTTTCCAACGCCGCCTTTACCCATGCCGAACGATATAATATGACCCATATTCTTGTCCTCCTTGTTTTACATTTATCCGTAAAACTGGGTTGTTGGCTATATGTTATACAACATTTGGGATTTTGTACAACCAGAATCCTGTAAAACAATATTTACAGGTCAGGAGGACGAAGATGCTGATAGCCGAAACCATTATAGGAGCCGTCTCCGCTCGTCTCCCAAAGAAAACGGAGACATAGAAAACAGGAAAGCATTCTGCTATCTCTCTTAAAAAAGAAGGGAGGATAGAGGGATGCTTTTTTTGCTATTTGTCCTGGTCAAATCCTTGACGATAGTCCATAAAAAAGTCAGTATGTAGACTATTAGTTAAAAATCAACTTGTTAAATAGATGTTAAAATACATTAGAATTGATAATCAATTTAGAACGAATAGGAAGGATAGGGGGGATGGAATGGAAGCCAACCGATACATAAATGGAAAAGAAGCTGCACGAAGGGCTGGTCTGGATGTCAGCTATGTTGCAAGTCTAGCACGGAAAAGCGCAGCCGAAGGAAACCCGTGGCCGATCAAGAGGCGAGTAGGGAGTAGAGCACCGTGGGAAGCTCCACCTGAAGAATGGGAAAAAATTTTACAGCCGATAACAAAAAGGAAGAAGAAATTGAAGCCTCGTAATACATTGGGAGCTAGAGAACAAGGAAGTATTGAAGATCCCGATGCACAGGTATGTTATTCGGCAAGACAGGCAGCCAAGATATTAAATGTTGCTGGATCATGGCTGTCTGTGCTTGGAGAACGGTGTATCAAACTAGGACGAGAATGGCCACAAAAGGAAATACAAGCAAGGATTGCACCTCTGGAAGAATGGAGAAAGATACTGAAAGACGAAGATTTGAGAGCATGGACACGGAGAAATTTTTAAAAATAATTATATTTTCTTTCAAATCACACTTGAAATACAGTTTAGTATTGGGTTATTATGGTATTGCAAGGGGAAAAGGTGTTCTCTTTGTTTTAACTTAGTGCAGGCGGATCTCAATCCCGTAAGAGATCACAGAAAACTGCCAATAGTTCTCATCTCCCGATTAGTTAGGAGAAAGATGATGAATAGGTGCCAAAATCCTTTTGTAGGATAACGGGAGTTCTACAAGTGTTGTGCGGCGATCCGATAGGGGAGCCAATACATAAGGGGAGCATCCGAAGATTGTCTACAAAGAGAACATACATCATGCATCTATAACGAGGAGGTATGTGTTTTTATGAAGAAATTAGCCGTGTCTGCTCTAACACTTACTCTATCAGCAACCTTAGTAGCTCCAGCATTTGCATCTGAGGAGCCGAAACCACTTGTTCCAGGGAAAGAAGGTACAGTTGAACAGCAACCAGCACAACCTAAGCCTAAGCCAGAACCACCGAAAGAGGAGCCGAAACCCGAACCAAAAACGGAGCCAGCGGTTATCAAACCTCAACCAAAAGAAGAGCCGAAGTCTGAGCCGTCGAAACCTGAATCAAAACCAGAACCTCCTCCAGTCAAGGCGGAACCAGCGAAGCCAGATCCTAAACCTGATTCAGATCCAGTTGGTTCACAACCGGAAAAGCCTACCAAGGAAACTAGTCCGACGAAGCCAAGCGAATCAAATTCTTCCGTAAAGCCAACGACAACACAACAATCTCCACCAGCTAGTCCTAAAGTTGAGAGAGGAACCAAGGTAGCAACTGGTGGTAGTAGTAAATCTGATTCCAGCTCATCTGATAGCACAGACGGTTCAGAATCAACTTTACCGCCAGTCGTACCATCCTCTCAGTTACCGTTACCACCGCTACCAGCTGATGTAGCCAAGGATAGGAATACTACAAAAGAAGTAGCAGCGGATCTTTCCGAAAAGACATATGTAGTTAAAAAGGGAGATAGTTTGTGGAAGATTTCCAAGGCACTTTTAGGAGATGGGAAAGAATGGAGTCAACTGTGGAATCTGAATAAGGAACAACTGATCCAACGTGACAAGAGAAATAAGAAGGATGTTGGAGATTGGATTTTTCCAGGTCAGATTTTACGGTTACCAGTAAGCAAATAG